TATAGATTGTGCTATTGTTTCTCATCATATGTTTGAAGTAATTCATCCTTTCATTGATGGTAATGGCAGAACTGGAAGATTATTACTCAATAAAATACTCCACGAGCTAGGAGAAGATCCAATAATTATTTATTTTGATGATCGAATGAAATATTACAATTCAATTCAATCTTTTAGAAATGAATATTGGAATGGTAAACAGTTTGAATTACCATTATAAAAAAAAGATCCCTTTTGGGATCTTTTTTTTATATCTTAAAAATTGTTAGTTCTTAAATAACTGTTTTGCATTGGTTGTTGATAATTTTGCTGATTGTAAGATTGTTGCATTGGCTGTTGCATCATTGGTTGTTGTTGCATTGGCTGTTGCATTTGTTGTTCTTGCATTCCAAAGTTTGCTTGATTCATATATATAGCTAATATTTGATTAGCATCTTGGCCAGGATAGTTTTGAGCAATGTAAGCATTTATTTGTTGTAGTATTTGTTGATACTGCATTCTCAATTGTTCATACATTTGAGGATTCATATAGTAAGCTTGTTTTGCTTGAGAATATATTTGTAATGCGTTAGTAACTGCTTGGGCTAGTTCTGGATCAAGATTAGAGGAATTAAGTTGTGGCATCCCTCCTTGCTGTTGTCCTTGCTGTTGTGCTTGTTGAGTAGCTTGATCATACTCGTTTTTATAGCTTGCTCCAGATTTTTTTTCAAATCTAACTTCAATTTCATTCTTAATATCTTTTGCTATTTTTCTAAGCATGGTTGCGAGTTGTGGATTTAATTTTTCAATCTGATCATACAATGTTTTAATCTTTTCTTCCATTTCGCCAGCTTGCCATGAAGCTTTTTGATAATTATTTTTAAACTGATAAGCAATATCAAATGCAGCAGAACCTAATCCACCACCTACAGCTCCTATAATAGCGCCTGGAGCAGCACCCACTCCACCAGCTGCAAGACCTGCTATGGCACCAGTTCCAGCCCCTATCAACGCATCTCTAGCATATTGGCCTGTATTAAATTCGCCTATGTTTGCAAGCCTTGTATTTTTGTTATTGTAAGTTGCTCTTTTTTGGAATAATAGATTGCCTTGTTGAATAGTTTGCTGTAATTGCTGAATTAGCATATTGATTTTATTATCATTTGGAATCAATTTTTGTATAGCTTGCATATTTTTAAGAATATCTTTGGTTCTCGTTTCGTACATTTTTTGAGGACCAATTATATGAGCTTCAGCTTCATTTATTAATGGATTTGCAGCAATTCCAACTATCGTGGCTGCAATATTAGCAGTTGGTTTAGCATTTTTGGCAACATTTTGAACAGCTACTAATCCTGATTTTTTAGCAGCAGCCATTGCAGCTTCATCAGTTAATCCTGTAGCCATACCCAAACCAAAATCTTTTACACCATCAAGAGCTTCATTTCTTTGTGATATTTTAATCATTGAATTACCTAAAAAATATTCTTTCTTATGGAAATAATTATAAACTAAAAGTCGTTTATCCTTTAAAGGTGAATATTACTGTATGACTCAAGATCAAGCTTACAATGAATTTATTCCTTACATAAATGACACTGGAAAGATATATAGAAAAATATCTCCTATTTATGCTCGTATTGCAGTTGAAAATGAATATATAGAAACTTGGACTGAAGATGGTTTAGAAACAACTAATTATGCAAAAATTGGGGATTATGTTGTTCAAAACTTATATACATCTATGAAGGAAGAGTATATTGTAAGTGCAGATATGATGCTTCAGAGATATGAGTTTGTTTGCAATTTGGATGCTGGTGGTATTTATAAACCAAAAGGAAGAGTTAAAGCTTCTATTTATTCGGGTGAGGAGATAAAGTTCGTTGCAAAGTGGGGTCGAATGATGACTTTGAAACCTGGAGATATGATTGTCACTCCGCTTCCTAATTGTAAAGAAGTTTATAGAATTGCTGCTAAGGAGTTTTACGAATCTTATATTTTGGTATAATAGTTGTATGTATGAATGTGTAATTGTAATCCCCACATATAATGCTGGGGATTTTATTTTTAAGAATATTGAGATTTACAAGCAATTAGATAAGACCAAATATAAAGTTTTATTAGTTGATAATGGCACTACAGATCCACAATCATTAGAAAGATTAGAAAAGATTAAAAATGAATATGGATTTACTGTGGAGAAAAGCTGTTGTGGTGGCGGATATGAGGTTGGAGCTTTATATCACGCTTTTATGAATCATGAAGCAGAATATTATTTTAACACACAAGATTCTATGGAATTGCTTGATATTAATTTCTTATATGAAAAGAAAGATCATATTAAATGCTATTCAGTAGAGTATTTGCCAGCTAGATTTTTAAGCTTTTATCAAGTAAATTGGCTTAGAGTCAATTTTGGTGAAAAAATATATAGGGGATTATTTAAATATTATTCTCTTACTTCTATGTGTTTTTTAGGCAAGCGTGAAGTAGTGAAGCAAATGGTTGATCAAGGATATTTAAAACCTGGCAGATTCCCAGCGAACAAAGAGGAAGAAGAAGTTTGGGAAAGAGTTATGGGAATTGTCTTAATGATGAATGGGTATCATTTAGCACCATACAACAACATGTTCAATAAGACTGTTATGAGACGTGGTGTTAATTAATTCTTGTTGGAAATAAATAACTTATCAATTGTTCTAACATTGGATAAATTTTATTTTGTTCAGATTCAGTGATATAAAACAAAGGTATATTATTTCTTCTAGCATACAGGGCTTTTATTTGATCATGTTTTGCTGTTGATAAATGTCCATGTAAACCGCCCCATCTAGGAACTGGGTGGAAATGTTGATCCCCTTGAAACTCTATAAGTGCGAGGGGATTATTATTTTCATCTAAAATTGCAAAATCATATCTTAATTTCTTTATTGCTTTTAAGTTAGGAAATGTATATTCGGATTTAAAGTGTATCTTATGTTTTTTAAGCCATCTAGATATCATTTTTTCACCTTTAGAGCGATCAAACTTCACTTTATATTTAGGAAAGTAAGATTCTACTGCTAAAAGTTTATTATCTGAATCGTATGTAAAGTTTTTAGTCATCATCGTCGTCATCTTCGTCATTGTATCTATAATTTCCGCCTTCTACATAATTAGAAAGATCTTCTTCCCAATTGTTTCGAGTCATATTTGGCTGAGATAATTTATTTCCTGTCAATTGTTTTAAGACTTCATGAGAATTGACATCTGGATATTGTTGCGCATCCTGTCTTGCACTATCTTTACTATTTCTATTGTCAGATATTAAGTATTGTCTATCGGAGTCAGCAGAATAAACAGGAAATACACCATTGAATGCTTTGTATGCTATTGCTCTGCCTTCACCTATATTTTTTAAGGCTCCTGTGCTTGGTGCGTTTTGCATTATATTTTTTAAACCATTACCGCCAGTAATTTTTATATTTCCCATTTGGCTGGTCAATTGCTGGATAATTTGTGCAGCCATTTGTTTTCTTTGTTCACTATAGAAGAAATCTCTAGAACCAGTTTCAAATGAGTCAAAACAAACATTCCCATTTCTATCTTCCCAAACATAAGATTGAAGGTGGACTTTTTTAGTAACATCTTCAATTACAAATGTACAAGCCTTAGGAGACAAGATTGCGTCAAATGCTGCTCCATAAGCTGCATTTTCTGGGTGCTGGCAACATCTAGTGTATTGACCTAAGAACATTGCCCTAGCATCCTCTCTTGGTAAAAATCTTCCGATATATTTACCAGCTTTTACCGGACTAATTTGAGCCCATTTAGGAAGAGGATTTTGTTGAGATAAAAGATACATTTCTTCTAATCTTCTGTATTTTTCATCTGTAAGTTCTTCTATATCAGGTTTATCTTCGTCATAATCTTCTTCAATAGCATCTTCTTCATCATCATCGTCAACTGTATACCATTTAGCTACTTCATAGGCAAAATCCATACTCTTTGGTGGCTTGTCTCCGAAGAATTTTATAAGGTTTTGGTATCTAAGGATATTGACTAATGAATTTGGATTTGATTTAAAAGGCTCCATGTAAGCAGCTTCAGCAACTACATATTCTGTGCTGCTTGTTTCATTATCAATTTTAACTTTTTTATTCCAGTTAGTTACAATAAACTTTAAATCTTGAGACAAAGCATCTCTATAAAACTGTAATAAATATCTTCCAATTCCTTTGTTTTTGGAAGTGGTGGCGGATGATGGAATTGGTTGAGATGAATCGTGAATTATCTTGTTTTTTTCTACATCAGTTAATTCACTAAATTTTGTTATATTTTCTGGATCATCTTTAGTTCTATTTGGATTGAAATGTGCTTGAGTAGTAAATTTATCAAGCCATTTCCATATTTCATTACCAAATACAAGCACGAGTAAATCCAAGTTTTTATATGATTCTTCAATTTTAACCCAAAAATTTTCATACATGTTAGAGCGAATATGATTTTCATCTAAAATCCCTCCATCTTTTCTATTAGAAAAGCTCACATCATGTTGGCTTGTATTGAGTTTATAGGCTTCTTTAATATCATGTAAGTCAAGTTCACCAAAATCTACATTACTTTCAACGCCTATCTCAGACAAGTATTCTCTTAAAATGTTTTCAATTGCATTTTGAATCTCTGAATCATTTGTAGCTCTATAGAAAGCTTTCATATTAACATTGGTTTTTACAAATTTATTGAATTCTGCTTGGATTCTACTAATTAAAGTTCTAACTTCATTGTCGGTTTTTATCTCTTCTTCTGTTCCAACAGGTTCTCCATTTTGATATGGAACCATAAAGAAAAATCCTCTAGAAATAATGTCATCAATTGTACTTGAATTATTAAATTTAGAATTTGTCAAAGTATTGAATGATTGAATATAAGAAGAATATATATCTCTTGATTCTTTCAAGTCATTAATAATTCTAAGCCTCATATTGGATCTTCCATTTCTAAGTATTTCTGATAAATCTGTTGTAAGAATTTGTTCAGAAGTATTACATTTGGAACAATACCATTTTTGAGTCTGAGAATCGAAATTTTTGTTTCCTCCACATGATTTGCAATTTGACTGTAAAAAATTGGCAAAAATGCTCAAATTTCTTGGAGAAAACATTTCGTAATCTTGGAAGCGTTCATCAGCATCTTTATCTCTGACACTACTTCTTGTCAATTCTAACAATCCAAATAAACCATCTAGATTATCAATTCTGGTTCCAGGTGACATATAAAAATGTTTAAGAAGTGAATAATATTTTTCACCCTTCTTTTGATATAGTTCAGGATTTTTTCTTGCTATAGTTTGAACAGCATTTTCAAATCTTTGTATAGCTTTGTTATTATTTTCAGACAAATATTCGGAATCAAATAATGATACTAAAATCCCTAACTCATGGGTATCGTATTTGCTCTTGATCTCTGGTGGAATAAATTTGAATGAGTGTGTAAAGTTTCTAAAAGAATAAATACCTTTTGTTCTCAAATTAAGAAAATCTTCACCAATTTTTCTATTTTCTTCATCTATGACTGATGGAGTTTTCATTTCCGCAGCTAAATATTTTGCGCTTGGATTATTTCCAAACATTACTACTGCATTTTGAGCAATCCATCTTAGAGATTTTTCTTTTCTAGGATCGTCTCTTTTGTCTCTAAAGGAATCAGATATATAAGATAAATAATTATCATCAATCCACTTATTAATTTCATCTTCTTTAGCTTGTTCTTGCTCTGGGGTTAATATATATTTACCATTGATAATTTGTTCAAATCTTGTCCTATCATATGCATCATTTTGAACAATCTTAGACATTTGGCCTGGTCTCATTAACATAACATCTTCGCCAAACTCTCTGTGTGCATGATAAAAAAGAGTTGAATATCCTAGTGCTAAAGTTCTAGTATTTTCAACATCGCCTCTTGAATTCTTAACTAGCCAATCAAGATATGATTTTAAACAGTTGTCTATAATTTTTTTAGCATCAGGAAAATTTTTGAACACCTGATTATCAATAAGACCTTTATTTACATAATCCATAAATAATTGTAGTTGTTCAGGCCTTTGTTCTAAATATTCATATGACAAGTCAGTCATTTGAAGACTGTATGCTAAATTACCCAAATTGCGTTCATTTTGCACTAAAGTTTCAGTAATTTCTTCAGCAGATTTACCTTGTAATATTAATGAGTATGTTACATTGGTGATGTAATCTAAATCATAATTCTTTTCTTTGCCTGAAAAGAATTGCGCTACAAATTCTTGACCAAACTGTTTTAAAATCCTATTCAACTTCTCATAATATATATGCCCAGAATTTATTCCAAGACGAATAATATTTTCGTATTTCACTAAAAATGACATTACATTCTTTAGCGCTTCAGGGCTTGGATTTTGTTCATATGGTCTGGCTTTTTCTTTTATATGTCTGTCGGAGCTAAACTCTACTTGATTATTTTCATTAGCTAAATAATTATCGTAATTTTCTCTTCCATAATCTTTAATAAATTCTAGTCTATGAAGAATCTCTTGCAAGGAGATTCCTTCAGAATATCCATCATCTTTTGTTTTGTCATCATCTGCAAAATAAACAGCTAAGAAATCATCTTTGTCTACACGTAGTTTCTGCTCGTCTTCACCACCAGTCATAAAATAGCCTGGTCTATCCATAATGTGAGAAATCATTGGCATAATTTTTTGAGGATTTTGCGCAAGTTCTTCTTTGAATAAATCTTTCAAATATGCTAATAATTTTGAGTGACGTTCAGTTTGATTGTCAACTTGTACTGGGCCTCTAAGTTGCCTGTTAATACTTTCAGAATTATCAACACCCATATAAACATTAGTTGCATACATTTGGGCATAACTTGTAGTTTGATTGCTTATAGATAAAAAGCTATTATCTTTGTAGTATGCTGCTAATGCTAAACCTAAACTTTCAGCAAAAAAATTAGAAACTAAATTACCATTTGAGCTAAAAGTATCTTTGAAAGATTTAATTAAATCTGTAATTTCATTAAGAGATTGAAGAACGTTCCCATTATTTTTAACAAGCTGATCATAAAAACTTCTAGTTAAAGCATTAGCATTTTGAAAATGAATGTCTGTGTAAGAATCTCCATATTTTGGTTGAGTAAGAATCGGTCTTGGGTTTGTAAAATCCATTTTATATCTTGTTGGATATAAATTGTATGCTTCTTCAAGTTCTGGAGTTACATTTTGATTATGAACTCTTTGCCAATCTACTTCTTCTGAGGTTGGCTTCTTTTCTTCAGTTGGTTCTTCTTGTGCTGTGATGAATCTAGCATAACGGCAGGCAAGCTCAAAGAATTCAGAAGAGTTTTTATATGAGCCTTGTTCGTCAAATGCTGAAGAAATATTAATAGCTCTTTGAGCAGTTTTAACTATTCTTTTTTGATTATTGGAAGTTTTAATTGAAGCAATCTTGATACGAGGCATAATAATTTCCTGAAATAATGTATTACTTTACATTTCTATTATAAAAGTAATTCTCCTTTGTACAATATGTTTATGGGATACAGAGTCCTCAAATTTGAGCCTGACATTAAAAACAAAACGCCTAAAGAACATATTCTTTGGGTTGGGCAACTTGATGATATAGATGCAAATCACAAGAGAGATTTAAAGGCTCTAAAAGAAGTTTGCAGCCATGACCATCGTTTTACTTTAACACAATGGGAAGAAAAGTTTAATGTTTATGATTACAAAATAGTGAAAAATTATGATCATGACTTTGTAATGGAATATTTGCTTGAAGATGGTGATTTTATAGTTGCTTGCATTCAACTTTTTGCCTGTGATGTAGAAACCAGTTATTTTTCTTTAGAAGTGCCACAAGATGAAATAATTGGATTACTTTTATTATTAGATCTTAAAAAGTCAGGTTCTATTTTCCCATTTGTTTTTTTGCAGCAATTAGAATTTATTACAGAAAAAATTAAATTGCAAGAAGATGATAATCGAAACATTTTAGCACAACTTCGTATTTTAAAAGAGATAGCCTTACATTGCCAATCTTATGAAGTGGATTTAAAATGGGGTATTGCTGAAATTGAGTAATTGTTTTATAATATATTAGAGGAAGATTTATATGAAAATTCTTTATATCGGAACAGATGTAGAAATACCAGTGCATCCACTTGTTGACTACCAGAATGATTGTCTTTTAATTGGCTTAAAAGAACTTTATGGTGATGACGTAGTTGATGTCAATCGCAGAAAGCACTTATATACAGATTATCCTGAAGAGCTTGTTCCGAATAATTACGGTAAGGGTTTTACTGTTACTCGTTGTATTGAAGAAGACAATGCTGACAGAACAGATATTGAAAACAAGATCAAGAGCAAGTATTTTGATTATGTAATTTATGGATCTGTATGGCGAAACACTGATTATTTGAAACTTGTTTTAGATAATTATGATCGCAACAAGATTGCTTTTATTGATGGCAATGATCAAACCAAATTTCATCATGTGATTAAGCACGGAACATTATATTTCAAGAGAGAGTTAATGTACGAAAACAACATGGAGTTTGAACAGTATTTTGGAAATGTAATTGCTATTGGTTTTGCTTTTCCTACAAAGAAGCTTAAGTTTGGTGAAAAGAAAACCCAATTTATGTCCCAATCAGTACCTGGCAATCCTAGAACATATGTTTTTGATAAAGAAGAAGATTACTTTGCAGATTATCAAAAGTCTCAATTTGGAATTACAGGGGCTAAGGCTGGATGGGATTGTTTGAGACATTATGAGATTATGGGTAATGGTTGTATGCCATTGTTCGAAAATATTCATGAATGTCCTAGGCACATTATGATGCATGTACCCAAGGCTCTATTGACAAAGATTATGTTCTGGTATGTAAATGACCAGAAGTGGTTGATGCGAGAATACAATTATTATCTTGAAGAATTACAAAAGTATGTAGTAAAATTCTGTACTACTGAAGCTGTAGCAAAAAGATTTGTAAGTAAGCTCGAACTCTACAAGTAAAAATAAACCCTCCGAAAGGAGGGTTTATTTTTGTGCTTCTTCCATTTCTTTAATGAAATATTCTGCTAATTTAATTGTTGTGTTATGTTGAATAAAATGTTCGAATAATCTTTCTGAATATTCTTCATAATTATTAATTAAATAATCTTGATTACTTTCCCAAAGAGTTCTTATTTGCAACAATAATCTTCTTGGTAAACTACTTATTGTTCCAGGAGGAGCTGATTCTATTCTATGAAATAATGGGATGCAACCATTTCCCATTATTTCATAGTGTCTTAAGCAATCCCAACCCGCTTTTTGACATGTAATTGCAAAAGAAGAAGTTTGGTATTCATTATAATATTCTTCTTCTGATTTAAAGATATATTCTGATGGATTATCTTTTTCAAAATAAGTTGATCTGTCTAAAGGGTTGATAATTGATAGTAATTTACTTTTATTTGTATTTCTCGATATTCTTTTTGTTGGGTATGCGAAAGATATCGGCTTAATATTACTAAAGTATCTTGAATATTTAACATTTGATAATCCTAAAAAACATTCTCTTTTGAAAAACATTGTATTGTGAGTAATAGAAGGATGTATATTCATCCAATCTCCACCATCTAACAATGCTATTCTATTTTTGGGATAGTATTCATTGACAAGATCAAAATAATCTTGACAATTTTCTATTTTTGCATACACGACATAATCATAAAAATTATTTTTAATTTTGTTTTCTATATCATCTCTGTCGCATTCATGTGGTTCGATATTTTGAGTAATTGTATATCCTCTGCCATAAACCCTATGCTTTAATTCATCAGGATAGTCTGTGTAGAGAGAAAGTTTTTTATTAATATCAACAACTTGGTTTCCATATAACTCTTTGAGTCCTGTAAGTAAACATTCATCAAGGTAGTCTATATGGATAAAACCATTTTCGTCTTTTCTGGAAACATATAAAATATTCATAGTAAAAAACCCTCAATTAAGAGGGTTTAGTATTTTCCCCATTTGGCTAAGAAGTTTTTTTCCAAACCAAATGTATGTTTGTGATATTCGCCTGTAGCTGCTAAAACTTTGTGAGACTTTTGTCCAAAGTGATTAACAATAGAACTAGCTACAAGAGCATGACGGCATCCCTTAGACTCTAAGATTTTTGCTACATCATTATCATTGAAAAAGAATGAGAATTGCTCATCAACAGGGAAAAGCCAATCTCTCACATCCTTTTTAATTACCCAGCACCATCCACAAAAAGTATAAGCAACTGAATAACCTTCCACAACTTTTGTAACTGGAGTGTAACGATGCTTCATTTCTACAGATGGATTAAGGCCAGTTTGCTGAATCATAGATCTTGGTGAAGCAGAATCTAAATCATGCTCAATCATAGCTGCTTTCATTTTTGTCCACCATTTAGGGTCAAAATAGGTGTCATTATTTACGATAGCAGTGTATTCTGAAATTGCATGAGAAACACCAATATTGTAGTACTTATTGCAGTGATATTGAAATCCTGGCTTTACATAAACATCAACAGAATCATAAGGAGTAGCTTCAGGATTAGATTCTAGAAAAATAATATTAAAATCTTCTCCACCTTCGCTATCTCTAAGTGACTTCAAAGAGTTTTCTGTCATCTCTCTAATTTCATCATCACCAGTATAACCGGTCATAATTACGTCTAGTTCTCTCATTTTTTATAAACCTCTTTTGCGTGTGTCAAACTTGCACGTTTCTTAATCAACTCTGCTATAGCTACATCGCCCTTTTGATTTTCTGTAGGAGCGTATAGAGCTTTACCTCTGTTTTCAGTTGCTTCTGGTGCTTCACATAAATAGTACGCAGCCAGTGAATTTCTTGACATACCTTCTGGACATGTAACAGGATCAGGTAAACCGTGCCAAGAGTTCATAGTTGTATCAAAAATTACTGCTCTATTAAACTTACATGGGATGCTTGTAACTAGTTTTCCGGGCTGATTTGTTGAATTATCATGTTCCCAAAGACCTAAATCTCCACCATATTCATCTTTCCAATCTTTAGCAACATAAATTATAATATTTAATTTTCGTTGCATATTAAGTTTAGGATGTAAGTTGTAATCTAAGTGAGTGTTTAACTTTCCACCAGGTTTATGGCAATGTAATCCACCACCATTTAAACCAATATCTCCAATTAACTTTTTATCAGTAAGAGAGCTTAAATAATCTACTACTTTTTGAGAAAATAATTCAATAAAAACTTTGTAAATATCTGAGGGAAATTCATTCCAATTTGAACAAGCTTTTTTAATTTCTAGTGGGTTTGAGTATTCGTACCAAAAATCACTATCTGCTTGAGGAAATTGTTTTGCCACTTCTTCAGCAATATCTTCTGGCATAAAGTTATCTATTACAAGATGATTAAAAGGCTTGCCGTTTTGCCACAGAGATTTGCTTTGCTCAATATTGTCAAAATTAAACATAACAATATTATAACGAATATTAATATGCTTGTCTATGTAAGGAAAACTTAATTGGTGAGTAAGGGAGTTTTTTAATTTCTGTATCTAATTCTACACTGGAAATATCTATAAAGAGTTGATTATTTACATGATATTTCTTAGCGTTATATTTAATCAACCATTTAATTTGTTGAATAGTTGGTTTGGTAAAAATTGTAATATCTTCATGACATACTTTTATTGCTCCAGTTAACATGGGCAACAAATTAACATTATAAGTAATAAAATTGGGGTTATATCCAAGTTTAGTTACTACATGTCTTTCAAACTTATAGTGTCTACAAAGTATTGGAGAAGTTGTTCCATCAGAAAATAAGAAACCTACAAATTTTTTATTCTCTGGTACTAAATTGCTATATTTATTTTTTATTAAAAAAGATTCTTCAAGAGCTGTAGTTAAGTATCTATTAATATCAATATCTGTTAAAAACTTTTCTAAAGTAATATTTTCTAACTGTGATTGATTAATGTATTCATCTTGCATTATTTTGTAGCTTAAGTATTCAATAGATTTATTAATTGAAAGCTCAAGATAGTTATTTTCATACTTTTGAGCTATATCAAATCTATTTAAGCTATCATTTAAAAAAATGTTACCAAGAATAGCCCCAATAAAGGCATTCATTAATCACCTACACGCCCTTTGTAATATGGATGTCCTACAGTACCAAAGAAGTTTTTGTAATATTCTTCTGCTACTTGGGGAGGCAACATCTCTCTTATTCCTTGGAGATATTTTGATTGCACTGATCCATTTTCTATATCTTTAAGTGTTATATCATTCAGAGAAATATGACGAGGTTTAAAAACTTCAATGTTAAACTTTAGCCTATCAGGATTCTCTTGATAACTTGTAATCTCACCTATTGCACTGGAGATATTTTTTAAGGTTTTTTGATTTAGTTTTTCAAGTTCTAAGTCAACTGTAGAACCTCTTTTGACAACTCTAATCCAACCAAAATTAAATATTGCGTGATTTCTTGGATCTTTGAGTCCTGCAATTAATGATTCAGTTTGTTTGTTATATTCTTCATGATTTTCTTGTGGTCTATTTCTATGCCTAAGATAGCGAAGATAAGACTCTATATCATAATCTTCTTTTGTTAAACCATTATCAATTAAATATTTATAGTAGTCTTCAAGAATAGGATCGTCATACAATGAATCAAGCAAATGACCTGCAGTGTATGAATTGTGATTAAGATCAGCGTCGCCTTGCAAATCATAAGGATCAAATCCTAATCTGCCTAATATTTCTTGTTCAGCTAGTTCTTCGTGACCAACATCTCCAACATCGCCATCAGCATATTGAGCATTACCATAATCATCAATCCAATATTCACCAGACTGTGCATGCCAATTCTCATCTTCTTCTTCATCTTCTTGATATGCAAAGCGAAGAGATTTATCTAAATTGTCTGCTAAACGAAAGTTCCCAAATCTATCTGCGGATTTTGCTTGGTGAATTTTGACATCTAGCGCAGTTTTGATAAGCTTGCCATCTATCATCCAATAAGATTTATTTTCTGTTTTATCAAGCATCGTATCAACCATGTCATTAACTGGTTTTGGCATTATCTAGTCCTTATATTAAAATATATAACTTTATTTTCAATTATAAAGAAGCTAATACCTATAAAAAAGGCCAGTTTCCTGGCCTTTTCTTACTCTGGAATATATTCAATCCCTAATTGCTTTAAATAAACCCAACAAGGGTCTGTTTCTTCAGGAATTGGTTCTGGACCAGCTAGTAGAGGAATTACTTCATATTTGATGAAGTTTTCAAATTGAATTGGATCAAAGTTAATCTCAACCCATTTAAACACTCCATTTAAAGATGCAGTACTACCTTGATTGACTAAAAACTCATTAGGCTCAAATACAATCAAGCCAGTACGATTAATTTCACTCAAAGAAAGGCCATCAGACTTAGCATTTAAAATCGAATAAGCATATGCATTTAATTGAAGCTCATACTTTTTGATCAAGTACTCTCCAATGTCACAAGTCTTGAAGTCAATGACAGCATATCCAGTTTCAGTTTTTAAAATTGAATCTATCTTACCAATAGTAGAAACTTCAATATCAGGAAAATCAGGATTACGAATAGGCTTGCATTTAATCCATGAATCTGAATGAGAGATAACACCAGATGGTAAGTTCTTATCAATAGTAGAAATATCTACATTTTCATAATTCTTTTTAATCAAATTGTCAATGACTGTAAAAATCTTTGGCATTGAAAAAGGAGGGCGCTTAACACCTTGCCTATATTTCTGATAAAATCCCCATTTAGATTCTGTATATAAAAATGCAAAATCAGATGGACTAATATTAATTGTCTTCATGATAACCTCTGTATAAGTTTACCATATACGAACACGATGCAATACCTTGACAAAACAATTTTTGAGTCTATAATATTTGCAGATGTTTAAACATCCAATCAAAAAAGAGGTTATATAACACTATGTCAGATGTAGTTGATGTTGTTGCTGACGAGCAACCGACAGTAAGTCATGAGGATTATCTTGAGTTGGTTTCAATGCGACAAGCAGTCCTTGAGCTTAAGGCTCAGAAGGCTGATGTCCTTGAGTTTGTAAATGTTGCACAGCAGTACGCTGCTCGTCTTCAGCAAGCACAAGAGCAATTGAATCTTCTCAACGATGGTATCAATGAGAACACCCAAGCTCTTCAGGATAAGATGAAGTCAGTAGTTGAGCCACTTGGTGTATCCGGTGAGTTTACTATTACCGATACAGAGCCACACTACGTTGTCGCAAACTCAAATGCGCCAGTTGAAGTTGGTGAAGCAGTCGAAGCATAATATAAAGCTTCATTTTAAATTAAAAGCAGGTCGAAAGACCTGCTTTTAATGTTTTATAATGGGATAAAAAGATTCTTCAGTAATTATTCCTACTCTATTTGAAGATAGATCTATAGAAACATCCCATAGTTTTGTGAATGAAACTCTTTCTCTTTTGATTTGTAAATAATCAGAAACACATTCAACAAAGAAATCATTGAGCTTCCACATTTGAGGCACTTGTTCAATAAAATTAATCATATTTAATGTTTGTTTTAAATATGAAATGTAAGGATGATTTGCAAAGTCTTCATCGTCTCTGAAATCAACAATAATAATCCTACTCATAAGCTATTCCTTTTTTGTTTTAGCTTTCTTCTTTGCTTCCTTTATTGCTTCCTTTTCATTTTTGTCATTTCTGTATGCTTCTTTAGGATGTTTGAATCTTTTTATTTCAACTTCAATTCTTGGATTTTCTTTATCGTAATGAATCATATGAGTTCCATTATCAACCCAATGGATCCACATGTCATCTTTGATAATGCCATGACCCTGAATAATATCTCCATTAGCTTGTTGATATCCGCATTCATCACCAACAATCCAAGAATCTAAATATACTTTTAATTTAATTGAAACACCAAAGTCCATTGGTTCATAGCCTAAATCTTTCCAAATAGACTCACAATAGTATTTGCAATGCTTTTCGTATTTTTCATACAATAAAGATGGCAAAATCCTAGTAAAACCACCTCGTCTTACTACTCTTTGTGATGTTTTCTTTGTTGATGGACGGCCTGGAATATTAAATGACAAAATTAAAGTCTCATCAGGTAATTCTTCTAAGTGTTTACTACTATTAGAATCTTCATTAAAGGCATAAATGAACGTTAAATGCTCTGGTTGCATACGTTATTTGTACATTTAAATATTGTTTAGTAATCTAGAACTCTTATTGAAGTAAGATGCAAACTCAATATTAGCTGTAATAATGTTATTTTGCTGCATACTGAATTCTAATTTTGTAATAACTGAATAGGCCCCAAGAATTAATTTTCTGCCATCTGCAATCTCTAATACAGAACCAGCCAAGGAGGTATTAGAATCAGTTAAAAGCGGGGATGTAATCAACTCTCCAGCTATTTGTTCTGAGCCTTCAATTTTAGTAGGATCATCAAGAATGTTTGCATACATTTCGGGTGTAAGAGCTACTTTAATGTTACCTGTTGCTGAGTATCCCCTTATAGCAAAATTAGGCGCTTGAGATTGTCCTAAAACATATACTTTGTCAATATCAAATGTGATATTTATTCCGCCTGATAAAACAGCTCCACTAAAATAGGTACTGCCAATTTCACCAATTCTAAAAGTAACATCATAAAATCTTGCAGTACGAGCATACAAATTAGCTGGAGAATTAACTACATAAGTAGCAATGTCAACTCTCTTATCGCCTTCAAAATTTGCTGTAGCTTTGACAGCATCAGTGCTTATATCGATGGTCGCACTTTTCATCAAATAAACAATATCAGAATCAACTACAGTATTAGATTGCCCAGTTGTGTAGTATCCTATCAAGTCAAATACATCCAATATATCTGATGATGAGTATCCAATTAAAACAGGAGCAGAAACTGAGGAGGTGTAATATTTTCCTCCAATGTCCATGATATGTGTTCCAATATCACCTTGGATAGCAGACTTATTGCTCGCCTCTTGAACTTTAGCTTGAGTAAAAGATTCAGCAATACATATACGTGTACCATCAATTCCTATACCGTCAAAGCTTAATGTATACCAGTTTGATAAATATTCACTGTTTAATAGTGGCATGCGAATCTCCTAAATAACACTAGCAAAAGTTTCAAATTGCATATTAACTGTTGCTATACCAGTTTCTGTTCTCATACTAATACTTACTTGAGAACTTAAACTAGCCAGACCTACTTTTATAATTCTTCCATCTGATAAAACAACTGAAAGATTAATTTTATCTCTTACCAATTGCATAAAATTTTGACCAGGAGTAAGTTTTGTATCATCATTTTTTGTAGGATAAAAAAATGTGTCCAATTTATCAGGTGGAATAATTAATTCTACTTCACCACTAATTGAATAACCTTTTGGCTCGAAAAATGGAATTGATGTATTGGAATTAATAAAATTAACTGCGTTGTAATCAAAAGTAAATTTTAGCTTCGCATTTTTGATAGCGTATTTCTCGCCATTTTCATGAACAAATAAGCTAACATCATAATTCCTTACCGTTCTTGCAATAAAGCTATTTTCGTCAAGTGATTCTTTAAGCCTTTGAACTCCATATAATCCAGTTGTGTTGTCTTTATAAATTGATTCGCTTAAAGTATCACTTTTGTTTATTTCAAACTTTTTATCATATTTACAATTATAAGTTAATGAAACTGAACTACCTCGTTCAGTAAAATCTAGCATTGCACTAGAGAGCAAATCTTTTGGCTGTAATAATATTTCGCTATTAGGAGCAGCAATAGTAGCTTCGCTAGCATTCAAGTAAAAGTTTTTTAACTTATCATATGATTCAATAAAAATATCTAGAATGTCTTTAAAATCTTCTTTCTGATTATCATCTTGTGTAATCAGTAAAATTGGAGAAGAGATGTCAGTGCTCCAAACAGTTTGTAGAGAAGCTATGACATGAGTTCCTCCATCTCCTTGAATATAATCTTTTTTAGATTGGCTTGTAGAGATTGAAGACTTAATAGACTCCAAGACATAGAAATTGTTGTTATCTATGTCTTGAACTTTGTACCAATTACTTATGTAATTAGAAGAGAGTATTGGCATTATTAAAAACCGATTCTTTTATATCTTCTTACATTAAATGCAGATCTGACAAGTTCAGGTCTAATTACACCCTTCATAACTTCATTAATAATCAATTTAAGATCCATCATTGATAATTGCATTTTGTCAGTTTGAATATTATCCTTAACTAATTCTAATGCATTAATTCTTCTAGAAAACTTTTCACTTCCTAATGTTTGATCTAAAGCTCTTTTAAAATCAGATAAAGGAGAGTTGCGCATTGTGGTGATTTCTTCATTTAATTCTTGCAATCTTCTATAAGAGTCTGGTGAAGGATTAGCTAAGAGACTTTTCTTTTCTTCTTCTAATTCTCTCATATATTCCAAGTGATCAAAACCAGTCTGTCTATTAAATGTGCCTGAACCGCCATATTGAGACACGGTTGTTTTTAAGCCTTCAGATAATTTAATAAATGTAATATACGCATCAATTACATTAATTTGCATTGATTTAGCTGAAGAATATCTCTCTTCAAATAGTTGCTTTGTATTTACATACTCTGCACCAGGACAATCATTAGGATCTTTACATGTAGATACAAAGTTTTTAATTAAACCTAGAGCCTTACATGCATTTTCTTGTTTGTCATAATGATAAACAATTGATTTAGTATTTAATTTCTCAGCAACAGAATCAGTATTATTTAAATCTTCTGGAGTAAAGTGTAATGCTGCTGTATTAAGCATATGTCCAATGATATTTTGAGTAAACACTTTCCATTCAGATCTTAAACTATACATTTGTTTCCCTGATACAATGCTGCCAGGGACAATAGGAGTTTCATCAGATTCAGAAGTTGAGTGGGTTGCTGGAGAGCCGTCTGGAAGATTCCATTCTATATCTGGATCAAAACCAATTACTGATTCTTCTCCACCAGTCCATCCAAAATATTCACCAACCAAAACAACTTTCTTTTTAATTACTGGTCTTCCTTGCCCATCAAAGCTTTCTAAAATATCGCATGGAATTGTAAAGTCAACAATGAAAGATTTATTTGTTGGACATCCTAATGGTGTTTTCATTGAGATTGGCATTGGAATTGCATCTAATTTAAAATCTCTTCTCAATGTTTCAAGCATGGATCCTTCTTGATTTGATAAGATTTTAAAATTAAACTCTTTATATCTTTCATCTAATTGTGCTAAGAATGATTGATTGATTATGTCAGATACATAACCTAATCCAGATGCATCTAAATCAGCTGTAAAACTATTTGGTCTTCTTTGAGAAATGTTTAAAAAGTAAAATTTAATTAACTTTGAAGCAGGGTCGTTCAATTCAGGTTCAATTTTAACTCTATTACCATCTTCGTCCATTTCAAATAATCTTTCAACAATTGGTAAGATATGCTCATTGTCATAACCATCAATGACAACTTTTCTCAATTGTCCAACTCTATAGTCGTATGATTCTTTATCTGTCATAGGAGAGCCATCTGGCTTAGTATTAGGGTTAAAAAATGTCTTTCTATCAATTGCGGCAGAAAAGTCTACTCCTGATTGCTCTAGCATACTTTTCAAATTCCAAACAATAGGCTGGTCAATTAAATGTGCATATTGTTCCACGCCTTCTTGATTTGGATTTTTTGCTAATATTGCATTCCAAGGTCTTACTTTTGCTTGTCCCAAAGAAGCCACTGATTGTTTCATGTTTTTAATTTCATCAGCGAGTTTCATTAAACTAGGCGGAGACAATCTTTCAACTAAAGATCCTCTACTATCTGAAACACCTATGGGCGAATATGCTTTAATAACAGAATCAAGTTTACTTACATTTGGTACTGATAAAAGCGCTGCTAAAATATCTTCATATTCTAGTCCTGGTATTTCTTTTAATAATCTTTCGACATCTTCATTAAAACCAGCTTTAACTTCAGCCCTTTTAACAGCTATTTCTTCTGCAATAAAATGTTTTGCTGCAACTATTTCTTGTTTTGTTTTTAGGCTAAGTAATGCTGAAATATCAGGGATTGCTCTTGTCTTCTTGGTATATAAAGGAATTAACTTTTCAACAACTACTAATTTTTTTCTTTTTAGAAGTCTGGCTATAATTCTATTTACAGCTTCTTCTGGTGCAATATTAGAGCCTTCAGCTTGTTGCAATTTCACCATCATTTCTCTTAATGCTGGAATTGTTTTTGCATATGGAAGTAATCTTTTTTTTGTTTCTTCTGATTCTTTTGAAACATCTCCCCCAATTATTCTATATAATTGTGGGACAGTTAGATCTTTTAATTCTTTAGTTACATTTTTTTCCAACCATTTAATTTTTTCTTCAATTGTCTCACCAGGTATTTGTTCTGGCTTAAGAGGTTTATTTAATGGTTGAGCAAAGCGGAAATTATTTTTCATACAACTTACCTTAATTAAGTTTTACAGTTAATGATAATTTCTTTCATTTTAACATTGCATCCTTTAGTTGCTTATTTAAGATTCTGAATGTAAAATAAATTAATATACAATATAAGGAGTATATAAATGTCTAATTATAATCTTGAACGTGGACAAGAACTTTATTTCATTGAACTTAACAAATTAGCCGCATCTAATTCTGATTTGGCCGAAGATATTTTGAAGCTTGGGGCTTTGTTTGGAATTAATGTTGGTGTGATGCAAGAAAAGTCTCATTCAACAACATTTAATTTTGATGATGAAACTTGTATGCTTTCATATGATTGGACTCCATCATACAAGAAGCTTTCTTCAGCTGTTTATCATGTTGCTAATTTAAATGCTAATGCAGAAGAAAAAATGTCTTATCGTCAAATGATAGAACAAGTATTTGAATATTATCCTAAACATGTTTCATTTAACGAATTAACAAAAGTAAAAACTGAAAAAGAAATAGTAGATGATTCCTCATATAAAGAGATCTTGTCTAATAGCGAAGAAGTTTTTAATTTAACAGAAGCAGATGATTTAGATGGAATTGCCTATGATGATATTGATCTTCTGGAAGACTTAGCTGAATATCTTGATGAAGACGATGAAGCTTTTACTGACGAAGGCAAACGTGCTTTAGGCTTAATTGATTCTGATTACGATTCTACAAGTTCTACTCTTTACAATGAAGACGGTGAACCTGTAAAGAAAATTAAAAAAGAATATCAGACAGGTGAGGTATTTATTGACGACCAAGGCGAGTATGTAATTAAATGTCCATACACGGGAAGTAGCAATGTATACCAAATATCAACTAATTTATTTGCTAGTTACGAGACAGACCAGCCGTTTAAAGTAAAATTAAGTTTAGCTGATACTGCACAATAAAAAAGGAGGACTTTTTAGTCCTCCTTTTCATCTTCTAAAACCGCAGCAAAGACGGGTGAGTTGTTTTCATATAAAAAATTAACTCTTTGTTCTATACTTTCTAACTTGGTAATAATTCTTGTAAGTAGTTCTTTTATATCTTTTGAATGTTTTGAATTTGATAGTAAAACTGAACCCACTATTTCAGTTACTTCAGAAAGAGTAGTTTCATTATTTTTTGCATTTTCTAATAAGGAATCTAATCTTGATTGTGTCATAATGTTGGCTCTTCTTCCTCTACGCTTTCTGTATTTCCAATCTTCGTTTTTAAATTCATAATATCTTGGGTATTTGTATCAATGTCAGCACTTTGATCTTCATTAGCAGAAATAATTGGTGGAATCTTATCCATAGTATTTTTAGTTTTTTTGTCAAGTGCTAAATATTTACCAAGAAGATCATTTAATTTTTTTTCTACAGTGCTTTGGTTTTGATTATTTTGAACCCCTGGTGAAAGAACATTAGTATCATCTGCAGAATCTGATTTCTTTTGCTTTAACATATTTCTAATTTGAGCTGTTTCAAATGTGTTTAATGGGTCATTATTATCAATAACTGTAGGTAATGTGAAATTAGATCTCAATAAAGATTTTGGCAGTATTTGAGCAATTTTAATTAATTCAGAATCTAATTTATCAGCTAACTTAAAATATCCTAGCTTTTCTAGTTCTTTAATTTTATATATAATTTCTTTCATCTTTTTGAGCCACGTATACTAATTTTCGGGAATGATTGATTGTTTTCTGCACTTGGTGCTAGTGATATTAAATTGACAATTTCATCTAGCTTTTTTCTAGCTTGCATAGTTTCTTCAGTTTGAACAGATGTGTCAGTAACTAAAGACCTTAGCTCATATAATTCGACTAACAACATATCCTTGTCAATTTTGATGATCATACTTATAATTTATACGAGAGTTGAACAAAGTCCTTATGTATCCAGAATTTGAAAAAACAAAAATAATAGATGATATGGTTTATTGCAATATTGGTAAAGCATATCAAAAAAGTACATTTGGATTTTCTTATTCGAATATATATACTGTTAAGATTAGCCAACAATTATCAATAAGTGTCAATGGCATTCATCATCCAAGGGTTTGTTCTCTGGTTCAAGATTTAAATGGTCACATATACTTAAGATTTAGAAAAATTACAGATGATTTTCATGAAGATATGCTTTGTCAATTTTATTTTAAATCCAAAGACTTTTCTTGTGCATCTTGTAAGCATTTTTATCAAGGACAAGATTTAAAACAATCATGCTGCCAAATGAAATCAAACTTAATAATTTTAAATGATTGTGAAATATATAAAGTTGATTTTTTAAACAAAGACAATTTTGAACATAAGAAAAACAATTCTAAAATAGACTTCCTGAGCTTGCATTTTGGATCTGTAATCGATACAATAATGTTAGGTGATCCTGTATGAAGCTTAAAAGACCTACCAAGTTTATTAAAACATTAGAGTTAGAGAACTTTCAATCTCATAAGTATTTAAAACTAAATCTTTCAGAAGGTTTCAATGTAATTACTGGCACTAATAATGCTGGAAAAACTGCAATCTGGCGAGCAATTGACTTCATCTTTAACTTTGGTAAAAAGGGGCATGGAAGTTTTGATCCTTCCTATGTTTCTCACAAGGCATCTTACTGTAAAATTACTGTTCATTTTTATGATGGAACAAAATTAGTCAGAATAAAAAGCGGTCATAAAGGTGATAAAAACTCAATTCATATTTACAATGATAAAGATGAATTGATATATGAAAAGCTAAAGGCTGATAAAGCATACGACCAATTTGTAACTGACTTTTTAGGCGACCCTTCTTATGATGAAGAATTAGGTTCATTGGCGTTTGTTGATCAATCCCAAGCGCCATTTTTGATATCGCTGACAAGTACAAAAATCCCAGAAGTTTTTGCTCGTCTTATAAAATCTGCTGACTATGACAATGCTGTCAAAATTTTAAAGTCAGAAAATAACTCATATTCATCAACTATCAAATCTAATGAAACTGAAATTGGAAAGCTTGAAACAGAATTAGAAAAGTATTCTGGTTTAGATGATCAAATTAAAATTGTTGAAGACAATGACAAACTTATTGAAATTAACGATGATATAGAAAACACAATCACCAATTTATCAAAAATCAGAGAAGATGCAATTGCACTAAAGAAAAGAATCAAAGATCTTAAGACAGAGAATGATAATGACCAAAAGTTTTTAAATGAACTTGATAACTTAGATGACTATATCACAATCACATCTTCAATTGATGATTTACTAAAAATACATAAACAAATTGAATCTAACAATGAAAAAATAAACGTATTAGAGCTTGAAAATGACAAAGATGGGTACTTAATCTCAACAGACTTTTTAAGTATATGGGATGGACTAAGAAAAACTTTTCTATTGATAAAGGCTCTTGATAATTTAAACACAGATTTGATTGATAAGAATGAAGGTGTTGATTCTTTAACCCAACTTCAAGAATCTGATGAAGCTCTAATTGACAGTATAGAAATTGAGATTCAGCAATACGAAAGTGAAAACGAAGAATTATCAAAAAAATTAGAGTTCTGTGATACATGTGGACAGAGGAAGAATAATGCATAAAAAGATTTGCATAGTAGGCGACCCACATATAGATAATAAGCAACCAGGAAGCAGGCTTGATAATTATATGGAAGCATCATTGGCAGATTTAAAATGCACATTGATGATTGCAGAAGAGAACAAATGCGATGCAATTGTTTTTCTTGGTGATATGTTTGACAGAATACAAGTTAACGCAGAAGTTACATCAAAGCTTATTCAAACTTTAAATAAAAATGATTATGGAGAGCCTTGGCCTTTCAAAAAATACACCCTTCTTGGAAATCACGATATAGACAATACAATGTCCAATTTAGACAAATCTTCATTTTGGACATTGATTGTTTCTGGGTGTGTTGAATATGTTAAAGAAGTGCCTGAATTAGGATTAGTTTTTGAACACTGGAATGGTAGAATTGAGAAAACTATTTCAGACGGTATTTTCAAAGACTATGATTATCCTATTGTTTGTGCCCATGCTTACATTGCTAATGAGCCTACTCCTTTCGTTGTCGATGCTATACTTGTTGATAGCTTTGCTGTCAACCCAAAAACAAGATTGATAGCATCTGGTCATTTTCATTTTGAAATGGATTCTATGAGAGATGACAATACAAGATTTGTTAATCCAGGAAGTTTAAGCAGAAGAAACTTTAAAAGTGATGATGCTAATAAAAAAGTTAAGGTTGCTATTGTAGATTATGATTTGGATGGCACTTATTTGGATGTGAAATATCAAGATGTTTACACAGCACAATCATATGAGCTTATTTTTGATTTGGAAAAACGAGAAGAAATTAAGGCAATTAAAGAAGAAATTAAAGCTTTTACCAAATCATTAGTTGAATTTAACTTTGACAAAATGGCATACTTACAAGACCCTATTGATCAAGTTAAAAGTACAGGCATAGAAATGAACCTTGATATCGACATTGTTGAAAATGCATGTAGGGCTTTAAATAAATTAAATGCGGAGAAAGTATGATGACTATTCATGAACAATATAATGAAAACTTAAAGTTTATTGATAATTTACAGAAACGAAAGTCAAAGACTGAAGGGTCTATTGAAACTAGAAATCAGGAAATAATCAAGATTAGAGAAGAGATCACAAAATTGTCAGAAAAGCTTAAAGCTGAATACAATTTAGATCCAGCAAATCTTCTAAGCAGAATCGAAGATTTGAGAACTGAGTTTAATGAGAATGCTGAAATTATTAAAAACAATTTGGAAAAGTTAGACAATAAAGATGAGTGATTACATTTCAAATAAGCGTGATAATGTTTTACGCAAAAATGAATTACTAGAGAAGCGTGGAGTTAGAAACACTATTCAGAAAAGTATTGAGGACTATAAAGACAAACTCAAAGAAATTTCTGATATGAGTAAAATGAACTCAAGCTCCATGGATTTACTTAAAAAAATCTCATCTGAAAGAAGAGTTAACATTGTCACATCTATTGAGAATATAACTAACAAATTCATTCAGCAGATTTATGGAGTTGATCATAAGTTTGTTTTTTCCGAAGAGGGAGTAACTTTTGATAAGCTTACCCCTCTTATAATTAGCCCATACGAAGGAGAAGAGTTTGCATCTTCTCTAAAAAAAGGCACTGGTGGAGGATTACAACAAGTAGCAGGCTTTGGTATTAGACTAGCTGCTTTAGAACTAGAAGATGCCCCACAGCCTTTAGTCATGGATGAACAATTTTCCATGGTTTCATCTGACTTTAAGATTGACTTACTAAACCAATCTCTAGTTGAATATTTAAAAGCAACTAAGAGACAATCTATTTTTATTACTCACAAAGCTGACATCTTTGGTAAATATGCTGATAAGATCATAAAGCTAGACAAAATTGATGGAGTAGCTCGTGCAAATGAAGTTACCTATCAAGAAATTATAGAAAATTATACTGCTACTTATGATATTAGCGAGGACGAAGATGAGGCGTAAAATAGAAGAAGATCAAGCTTATGCAATTGTAAATAGGATTATGTCAACTCCTGTTCCCTTGCAATCAGAGCTTTCCAATCCTTTTAACTCAAATAAGAGAAAGAAGAAAATTGTTCTAAACCCTGAAGATAAAAAAGATAATACTTTGTCTGACGATGTAACTCTTTGGACAGCTAAATCTTTTGTTGACTATTTTGCTGATTGTTATTATAAGCAGAACAATGGGTATTACAAGAAAACCTATGCTTCGGACAATAGCATTTTCAATGAAATTGGCAAGTTTATGTCATCTAATGGACTTCAAAAGCAAGAATGGACCAAACGCTTTATTGATTGGAGTTTTGAAAATTCACAGTCAATAATTAAGAAAAGTGGTTATTTTTTGCCAACTACTATCAAAAACTATCTAAATCACTTTTATCAAGAGGAAGTTATGCCTAAGGTAGAGGAAAATAGCATTGATAGATCATATTTTGAATCTACAATTCTTGAAGATATTAAACTTGCAGATGAAGAGGGTAAGGCAAGCGAAATCTACATAAGATTTGGCATTCCAATTGCTTCAACTTACTTTATTCAAATAAGAGGTTTTAGCCCTGAAGTTGTTCAAAAAGGTATTGAAAACTTTTTAAACAAGCTTGCCCAAGGAGACCTCTCATCTAAAGAAAAGATTGGATTGGTTCTTCAAAAGTCTGTAATGAAGTCCCCTTATCCACAAGAGTTTAGTTTTTTAGATTGGCGATTGAAATTTGAAAAGTTTACAAAGTCGTATGCTAAAGAGAATTGGTGGAGAGAAAAGGACTATTCTGGAAAACCATTATCAGAATATCAAAGATTAATCAAAAGGGACTAAATGATAGAAAATGACCTCAAGAATCAACAACTAGAAATATCCACGTTTAGAAAAACTTTACGTGAAATTGACTGGTTCTTGAGGTCAAAACGTCCCATCCTTTACCTAACCACGCCTGAAGAGCAAAGAATTGAAGATGGCATTAAACAAATTTGCTCTAAACCTGATCATAAATGGGATCTTATAACTTGGGATTTAATATCAGGTTTACAATCAACAAATAGCGCATTCTTGCCTGTAAAAGAGAATGACCGCATTATGGACCAACTAGAAGTATTGACTTGGTTTGATAATCTAGAAATACCAAAAGACAATTTTTTACTACTAGTTCTTAAAGATTTTTCTAAGTATTTTGGCAATCAGCATACTCAAGGTCAAATAGAGTATAGATTGATTAGAAACATTAAGAATATAGCTCAAAAATGTGTTACTAAAAACAAAGCTCTTATAATTATTTCTCAGAGTTTTGATCTTCCTAATGAGCTAGATAAATATATTAGTGTTATCGATATTCCCCTACCTGAAAAAGAACATATCGAATCTAAAATTAAAGATTTATTAGACAAAGCTTCACAAAGAAAAGATTTAGCAGAGAAGTTTAAAACAAAATATTCTAAAGATGAATTAGAACATATTGTCAATTCATTCAGAGGTTTGACTTTAAATGAATGTGAGCAAGTATGTACCTATTGCATGATAAAACACACGTCTTTAGATCCTGAAGCAATATCTCACCAAAAGAGAGATATCATTAGAAAATCTGGTCTTTTAGATTGGATTGAAGTGAATGAAAACCTTGAAAACATTGGTGGTCTAAACGAATTAAAAGATTGGTTATATAAAAGAACCAAAGCATTCACAAAAGAAGCAGTTGATTATGGTTTACCTCCTAATCCTAAAGGCATTCTTCTTGTTGGTATTCAAGGTGCTGGTAAATCTTTATTTGCCAGAGGTGTTAGCAGCTTTTGGAACTTCCCTCTTCTTAAACTTGATATGGGCAAAGTGTTTTCAGGAATTGTTGGTAGTTCTGAAAATAATATGAGACAGGTTTTTAAAGTTGCTGAATCTGTTGCCCCTTGTATTTTATGGTTAGATGAAATTGATAAGGGTATGTCAGGTTCTAGGTCTAGTTCTGTTTCTGATGGTGGCACTACATCTAGAGTTTTGGGATCCTGGCTAACTTGGATGCAGGAAAATCAATCTCCTGTTTTCATTGTCGCTACAGCAAACGATATATCCAATTTACCACCTGAATTAATGAGAAAGGGAAGATTTGATGAAATATTTTTTGTTGATCTTCCAAGCTCCGCAGAACGTGAAGTAATTTTTAATATTCACTTAAATAAACGAAAAAGAGACATAAACAAATTCGATCTTTCAACATTGGCAGAAGAATCTCACAACTTTACTGGTGCTGAGATTGAAGCTGCTATTGTATCCGCTATGTATGAAGCTTTTAATGAAAGCAGAGAGTTCAATACAGATGATATAGTGGAATCTCTAAATGAAATTGTACCCTTGGCTGTTACAATGAAAGAAGAGATAGATTCGTTGAAATTATGGGCTTCTGAAAGAGCCAGGAATGCATCAAATTCTGGTAAACTAAAGAAATACATGATATCAAGGATTCCGAAAGAAGAAGAAGATTTATGACAGAGAAACAAACTACCGAAGACGATTTTCTAAAATCTATGAATATCACTGTCAAAGATTTAAAAGAATCAGCAAAGAGAGTTAGAAAACAATCAGGTGAAGGGTGCGAGTCTTGTGATTATTTAGGCCATGTAATTAACTCATTTGGCAAGGCTACGCTCTGTTCATGCACTAAGAAAAGATTTTGGGAATCAATGTATGCTGTTGCTGACATACCGCAAGCTTACATATCTAAAGAATTGTTAGATTGGAACACGAACGCAGATTCTTTAGGTAATGATTTAGGACCACAAAAGAGAGCCAGTGAAAAGGTAAATATTCTTTTATCATTCTATGTGAAACAATTTTCAAACATAGTAAACGGACATCTTCCTAATTTAAAGCATTCAGAAAGAGAATCAACCAAATTACACTCTTTACTATTTGAAGGTGGTGTTGGTTCAGGAAAAACTTTTATTGCCTCAGTTATGGTTAAAGAAGCAATAAAATTAAATATGAATGCTAAATATTTTGATTGGTCAGAACTTTGTCAAACACTAGGCGATTTTAATAACAAAGAACAAACTGAAGCTATAGTAGAAAAATTCAAAACTTATGATTTTGTAGTAATTGACGGAATAGAAGATTACCCATACTTTGCTCCTTATTTCTATATGCAATTAGATAGATTATGTAAGGCAAGAATAAACTCTGGCAAACCATTTATGCTTTTTTCTAATGGCTCTCAATTTAATATAAAAGCAGGCTCGGGTTGGCAATCTTTGCTTAGACATTGCTTGATAATTCGTCTCCCGCAAACTATAAGGTAATTAACATGAAAAACAATCAAGAAGATTTTGAAATTACTTTATTAGCCCATCTTGTAAGTGATGCAAAGGCTATAGAAAAATCCTTAACATCTGGAGTAAGTGAAGAACATTTTGTATTTGTTGAAGGCAATTACAAAAACTCCATGACTAAGAAGATTTTCACTTACATCAAAGATTATTACAAAGCAAGTGGTGGATCTTTATTTACCTCATTTGTCCTGGAGTCTAAGATTGTAGAAGAAGCAATCCCAGACAAAGGCAGAGGCAGATTGATGACTTTATGGGCAGATATTGAAAGTATTGACACAGACCCAAACAATTTACATGAAGTCATACATCAAATCAAAAATAGACATTGTTTGAGAATATTAAAAGATATGTTTGCTGACGGTCTCAACGAATTAGAAACCACTGGAGTTTCTGGTGCAGTAAATATTATCCAAGAAAAATTAGAAAAAATTAATGAACAGATGAATGAGTTTGCATCTGACATTCATAATATTGACGTTTCTGAATCTGCTGAATATTTTAAAGAAGAATATATCAAAAGAGTTCAACAACCAGAATTGTTTCACGGAATACCTTGCGGATTAGAGAATATTGACAAGAGAACTTTTGGATTCTTACCAGGACAAATTATCGTATTCTTAGCTCCTTCTTCTGGTGGTAAGTCTGTAATGCTTCTAAATGCTGCTGTTCATGCAAATACAGTGGCAAAGAAGAATGTACTTTACATGTCTTTTGAAATGAACTCTTGGCTTTGTATGTTGAGGCATATCTCTCTGCAATATGAAATACCTTACAACCAACTTAAAAATGTAGAATTGAGTAAACAAGAATTAAATAAACTTATAGAAAAGATGCAGTCTAAAAAGGATGGCCCATATTTTGAATATGATGTCAATATGGAAGATCCTACTCCAGATTATATTGATTCTAGAATAAGAGATTTAATTGCTACAAAGGGTAAACCAGATCTTCTTGTTGTTGACTATATAGGAAACATGACCGTACGTAATGCTCCTCAAAATGCTAAAGATTATGAATTACAATCTAAAGCAGTGCAAGAGTTATTCAAAATGGCCAAGAGATATAATATTCCAATCATTACAGCGCAGCAGATTAACCGTGAAACAATTAGAGATGCACGTAAGGCAAAAGAAGCTAATAAGTTTATGTCTTACGATCAAGCAGCAGTTTCAGGTGGGCAAGTATTGATGCACCTTTGTACTTATGCAATTGCTATGGAACCTAATAAAGAGCAAGGATATTGTATTTTTCACCCTGTCAAAATGAGAGACGCTTATTTTACTCCGTTCCCTGTAAGAATGGAACCAGAATATAATAAGGTAAGAGAGCTTGCAGAAGAAGAACAACTGCAGATTTTAGCTATGCATGCTATGTCTAATGGTCTTCCAGTAAGTTCTACAAAAGATAGCACTCCTCCCAAGAGAAATGCAATGCCTTCTGTGCCTGTAGAAGAATTGCCAACATCAATTGAAGAAGATGAAGAAATACCTCAAATTGACACCAGCGTAGATATGGAGCTTGATCTTTCTAGCTGGAGTCTTTGATGAAAAAAGTATATTCATCACACTTTAAAGAAGAAACAGGGCTTAGGAAGAAATTTTCCAAAGCCCTTATTAATCAGCTTATTGAAGAAGTAAATATGGCTGAGTTTGTTGAGGATGAATATGATCTTATGTTGTATCCATCTGGTAATGGATGGGTAAAGACAAATTGTTTGATGCCTAACCACAATGACTCAAGCCCTTCTTTTGGAATAAATACTGAGGGTAATTTTTATAATTGTTTTGCTTGTGGTGCTAGTGGAAATATAGTCAATCTAATTCAAAATGTAGAAGGCTTAAATTTTTACGAGACTATTCAAAAGTTATGTGTTTACTCTGGAATAGAAACAGAAACTTCAGAATTGGGAATGAAGCAAACACTCAAGGAAATCAATCTTTCCATTGATGAGTTCTTGAATAGATCTTTAGAAACTAATTTGCCTGGTGGTATGAGTGAAGTAAGGTTTTTATTTTCAATTGCTCAAAGAATTAAAAACTTTGAGAATAATGTGGAATATGCCCCAAAGCAATTAAAATGGTCAGAATCTATTTATAAAGCTGTGGATGATGCAATGCTAGTAAATGATGATAAGAAATTAAACATCATTTGGAAAAATCTAAATAGAAAGATAAAAGAAAGATTACAAAATGGATGAAAAAGATATTTGGGAAAAGCCACCAGTTTCAGAGATAACAGAACAGTTAAGTAAGGCAATGGAAAACTGCCCCAAAGAAGTGGCTGTCAATGTAATTTTAACTGGTAAAGGTGCTAAAAGATTTTACTTTGCAAAATCTTTACTTTCAAATGCCTACCCTAACTTAAGTGAATCTGATATAGTTAAGTTCCTAGTAAGAGCTGGAGCGGAACGAGAGATTGAACGCTTGGCTTACGTTTGGAACTTAGTGCAAAATGAGAATTCAGACTTGTAATTGTTTAATACTTTATCCAGAACTTGCTGCAGAAGCTTTAAAGAATAATGAATCAGATATTTTTATTATCTGGAGTATTCTTAAAAAAATAGATTCTTCTGGCTCTGGAATTATATGGATGGGTGATATCTTAAAGCTTTGTGAAAAAGTATTAGGATTGAAAAGCACTTACGCCTATTCAAAAATTAATAAGGGCATTGGTAAATATTGGAGAGAGCCTAAAGGTAAAAATGGCTGCAAAACTGTTGGTTTATTCAGTTTCAAGCAGATAGTACTAAGGCTTTCTCCAAAAATTGCTCGTTCTGAACCTGTTGTTATTCCATTCACTTATTTCAATGCAAATGGATATAAGAATAGCAAAAATATCAAAAATCTTCTTATTGGTTGTGTTGCAGGTCGGTATGTAGACCAGAGACCAATTAGCTTAGCCTCAATTCAAGAAAATGTAGGACAGAGTGAAAATACAGTAAGAAATGCAATTAAAGAGTGTGCATTTTTAGAATATAAAACTAACACTGAAAAAGTTTCCGTGTCTAAAAATATTCTTGGGGTTATGGCATCTAAATCAATTCAAGATAATTCAGTTGCATACAAAATTCAAAAGATTGACAACAATTATTTTATGATAAAGCAACTGCCTAATTCTTATATAATTAAAGATTTTGATAGATTACCACTTAAATGCCGACCTGATATATTGAGTAAAACAGTTCAGAAGAACTTTGAACTTTTACTTCCAGCAAGGTATCATAAACACAAGAATACTGAATGGAAAACTTCAGATTCTAAAAACTTAATAAAATTAAGAACCATTTAAAACAACTAGTGAATGACTATCTTTGATGGCGCTAGTAAGGAGTTAAAATGTGTAGTTCAAATAAAGACTTTGTGCATTTACATGCCCATACCCATTTCTCGGTTCAAGATGCTTTGCCATCCCCTACAAATTATGCCAAAAAAGCAAGAGAAATGGGTTTTCGTGCTACTGCTATTACTGACCATGGAAAAATGTCTGGAACAGTAGAGTTTGTTAATGGCTGCAGAAACCCTATTGACAATGTAGCTGCAATTAAGCCTATCATTGGAATTGAAGTCTATACCTGTGAAGATAGATTTGATAAGTCTAAAACTGAAGATGGTAAGAGACGAAAATTAAACCATCTTACACTTTTAGCACAGAATGAAACTGGCTATAGAAATCTTCTTGCACTTTCAGCTCTTGGCAATGATCCAAATGCATTCTATTACTCTCCTCGTGTTGATTGGGGATGTATTCAAGAGCATTCGGAAGGTGTTATAGCCCTTTCAGGTTGTTTAGCTTCTGAAGTAAACCAAGCATTAATGAAGCAAGATATAGAACATGCTGAAAATGTTGCGCAAAGATTTAAGAATGTCTTTGGTGATAGATACTTCATGGAGCTTCAATATCATGGAATTGATGAGCAAAAGAATAACCTAAACCATTTAATTGATATAGCTAATAAATACGATATCCCCCTATGTGCTTCTAATGATGTTCACTATTTAGATAAGCTTGACTGGAGATTACATGATGTCTTAATTCAAATGAGAGATCAGAGAGAAGCTTCTTCAGGTGTTGCAAAAAAGAATGGCAAGAAAGAAGCTTATGGTACACATCAATTCTGGCTAAAATCTTATGAGGAAATGAATAAGATTTTTTCCACCGTTCCTGCAGCACTTAAAAATAGTGTTCTTATTTCAGAAATGGTAGATGATTTCTTCAAGATAGATGTAGAACACATTCTTCCTAAAGCAAACATTCCAATTAATGACCCAGAGTTTAAGACATTTTGGAAGAGCAATTTAGCTTATAACAGTGCAAATGAAGCATATTTAGCCTATCGTGCATTTTCTGGTTTAAAGAATCTTGGCCTTGATAAAAACAAAGAATATATGAAAAGGCTCAGGTCTGAATTATCTCAGATCTGGTACATGGGTGTAACTGACTACTTCCTTATCCAAAACGAAATGGTCGCTTTTATGAAGTCCCAAAATATCTACTATGGGATTCGTGGATCTGGAGTTGGTTCGCTAGTAAATTATTGTTTAGATGTTTCTTCTGTTGATCCAATTCGATGGAACTTGATGTTTGAGCGCTTTTTGAATCCTGGTCGTGGAACTCAATATCAAATCGATATCTATGACTATCCATCAAAAATGTGGCTGGCAGATAATGGTAAGCAAGATCAAGTTGCATATTCAAAAGCAATTACGAAAGCATGCAAAACTTGGCTTAGTGAGAATCCTGAATATGCAAAACATGAGCCAGATATATTAAAAGAGATTTGGGTTTTAGAAAATCAAGGTCTGGCATCATATATTTGCGACTTGGCTAATAAGGGAATTAAATCAAAGCATAATGACAGTAATCTTTGGACTGCTCATATATTAGGCATTTGCGAAAAAGAGCCAGAAGGTGAGTTAATTATATCCAAGGTAGCAACTCTTCCTGACGTTGATACTGATATTGATGCTTCACGTAGATCTGAAGTTATTGATTGGGCTGTGGGAAGATTTGGAGCTGATCATGTTGCTCAAATTGGTGCTTGGGGTACATATGGTGCAAAAGCAGCAGTTGTTGGTGCTTTAAAGACATCTGAAAGATTTATTGAAAAATATGGATCACAAGTACATCATGAAGCTTTAAAAGTGTCTGGCTCTATTCCTAAGGTTCCTGATATTACAATTGATACTGCGCTTAAAGATAGTTCTGAATTTGCTAACCACTATAGATTCTGGAAAGAAGAAATTGACATTGCTAAAAAACTTGTTGGCACTATTTCTAACTTCTCTGTTCATGCTGCTGGTGTAATTATTTGTGGAGACCCTGTAAGTCAACATGCTCCAATTGAAAACTCTAAAGGCAACTTGTGTTCTGGCTTTGATATGTTTAATGTTGAAAGGGTAGGTTTAGTAAAATATGACTACCTTGGACTTAACACCTTCACACAAATTGCCAATACCATTAAAATGATTAAAGAGCGCAGAGGCGTTGATATTGATGTAAGAAAGGATATCGATTTAGAAGATCCAAAGATTTACAAAAATATTTATGCTAAAGGCAAAACTGCTTCTGTCTTTCAATTTGCTTCAAGAGGTATGCAAGATGCTCTTAGGAAAGTAAACGCATCAAGCATGGAAGACTTAATCGCTGTTGTTTCTTTGTATAGACCAGGACCGTTAGAATACATTGACACATATGCTGAAGGCAAAATGAATCCATCTGCAGTTCATTATGTTGATCCAATTGTCAAAAAGCACCTAGAAGTTACATACAGCATTATGGTTTATCAAGAACAAGGAATGCAATTAGCTCGTGATATGGCTGGATTCGATCATAACGAAGTAGATAAACTTCGTAAGGCTATTTCTAAAAAGAATGACAAATTATTTGCTGAAGTAACTGATTTATTTAAACAAAAGTCATTAGCCAGGGGCGTTGATGAAAAGGCAGTAGATTCTGTTTTGAGCTTGATGTCTAAGTTCGTAGGTTATGCTTTTAATAGATCTCATGCTTGTTCATATGCAATTCTGTCTTTCTGGACTGCTTGGCTTCGTTATTATTATCCTCATGAGTGGTTAGCTACTTGTATTCATCTGGCAAAAGATGATGAAGATAAAGTTGCTATGCTTAAAAAAGAATGCTCCATGGAAAGAATTGTTATCAAAAATGCAAATGTAAATGAATCTGGATTGATAACTCTTGTAAATAGTAATAATGAAATTATGCTTCCTTTATCTTCAATCAAGGGAGTGGGAGCAAGAGCAGAAGATATAATCATCCATCAGCCGTATCTTGACTGTAAAGACCTTTGCATGAGAGCTAGACCTAACAGAGGTATGGTAGATGCTTTAGCTTTTTCAGGAGCACTGTATTGCCTTCCAGACTCTCATGGATATGAATTAGTTGAAGACTTTATGGAATACTACGACTCTCTTGTAGCAGAAAGAAGTGAAGAAGATAAAAGAATTGCTAGAGAGGCTAAAAAGAAATTTAAGCCAGCTATTTCTTTAACAGAAGCATTTCAAATTGATGAAAGTGATGTTATAATTGAGAGAACTAGAACAAATAGAGTTCGTCAACCAATCAAACTTAGAGGCAATATCAAAAGTTTAATTTCTGATGACTTATTTGATTGAGGAATATTATGAGCGATTTTTTTGATGATGAAATAGAAGAGAATAATGACTCACATTTACTTCTAGCTGATATTGAATGGGCTCCACAAAACGATCCTTTTGATATAAGTGCAGATAGCTTTTCACATAATATTGTCAATCGTTTAAGTGGAATTGACGAAGACAAGTTTAAAGAAGAAGTAGAAATGTGGCAGCAAGTAATTGGCAATCTTCCTGCTTTCACTGAATCTAAATTAAAAAATGAAATGAATGCTTGGGATTTTTCAATTCCAAAACATGATAATTTTAGTTTCGATATGCTGTCAACGTCTTATGCAAGAATGATACAATATAGATCATATTTAGTTCAGTGGATTGATGTAGTAAATGCGCATCATGAATTACTGTCCAATGCTCACAAATCGTTAAAAGAAATGGCTGTAAAGTTGGCAAATGGTCCAAAGCATGATAAAGATGCAATTGCTACTTTTACTGTTCAGCCATTTTTGCACAAGGTAACTGTAGCTAAAAGATGCTTAACATATCTTGAAAATGTCCAAAAGAACATTGACTTCGGTGCTGTTCAATTGGAAAGATTAATGCGTGAAAGACAAAATCTTGCTCGTATTAATCAAAACTTCAACAGTGAAGGTATGAGTAATTTTTATAACTCTGCTGTTGAATCTGATGGCCCAAAAGGTATGATCAGAAAAGCCGATCAAGTAGGGATTAAAACCCGAAATAATAGATTATAAATTATTTCAATTAGTCCTTGCGAAATATCAAAAAATACAATAAACTTAAAACAGTGGAGTCAATAGTACTCCCTCTTGGAGAAAATTAAAATGCTTAGACGAATGTCAACTGCCCAGATGATGAATATGAAGCCACCAACTTCTTCATCGTCATTCCCGAAGCTTGGAGAGATCCTTGTTAATCTGTCTGTTAGAGACAGTCCTAAAGTAGAGCGCAAGCTCCGTCTCGTTGGTGACCCTGTAGTTTTTCTTGAATATCAAGACAAGGTCTATGTTCCAGGTCAGAAGGGCAAGACTCAGAAGCTACCTTTTCCTGATGCTGAAATCAATAAGTCTATGACCCGAATTGGTCATGATGATCCTGATCAATGCCCTTGGAAGAAGATGGGTTATATCTCTTCACTTCAGTTTGCTCAAAATTGTCTTGAGCAGCAAGAAGATGGCACTTGGGTGCCTAAGGTCCTTAAGAAGGGCAAGTCTATTTTCCAGGAATTGGCAAAGTGGCAGAATGGTCGCCTTAAGGATATGGAAGACCTTGATGAAGATGAGCGCAATGCTTTCATTTTCCACCTTGGTACTCGTAATTCTTTCCCAGTTAGAATTACAGCAAATGCCACTGGTCAACCAGCTCCTAAGTCAGTTGAATATGAAGTAAATGTTTCGTCTGTTAAGACTATCAAGATTACAGACGAAATGCTTGAAATGCTTCGTAAGGCTGGAGAGCCATCTGCTGATGAACTTAAGACTGAGCGTTTTAAGTACGAAAAGGAAGCTAAGAGCGATCCATCTATGCCACCATGGGAAGACTACTTTGCATATGGCTACGATCTCTCAAAGATCTTCAAGCATACGCCAATTAGAACAGCTAATTCAAATGAATACTCACGTTCAGAGCCTGAGACCACTACATTTGTGGTTAAGCCTCCTAAGGTTGAGACTTTTGATGATGAAGATGTAGAAGAGCCAGTAAAGCCTGTTAAGAAGGCAGCTGCTCCTAAGCCAGCACCAGTCTTTGAAGAAGACGCTGATGCTGAAGATGACATCGACAGCTGGTCTTAATTTAATCAATCAGGATGGCTCAGGCCATCCTGATTTTTAAGGAATAAAATGGCAAGAAAAAGCGAATCAGACAATTTAAATATGGTTTCTAATGAGCACCAAAAGCTTTTAAAGCAAAAGCTCAAGTCATTAGGAATTGATGAAAAAGCCGTTACAAACGGAGAGCAAGAACCAGCTGAATTTATTTCTACTGGTGTTTTTGAGGTTGATGCCATCTTGGGTGAAGGTATGGGTATTCCTACTGGAACCTTGGTAGAGTTCTGCGGTGAATCTCAATCAGGAAAGACTTGGCTTGCTTATAAGCTAATTGCTCAAGCCCAGGAAAAAGGAAAGCCTTGTGCTTTCTTTAACATTGAGAACAGCTATTATCCACCAAGAGCAATTTCTTGTGGAGTTGACATTTCCAAGTTGTTGCTTGTTGAAAATGTTGGCTCTGCTGAAAAGTATGGTGAGTTGATAAAGTTTTTTGTTGAGAGTGGAGAATATGGATTAATCGTAGTTGACTCCATTTCGGCAATGATTCCTCAGGATGAACTTGCTAAAACTCTTGAACAAGTTCAGACAATTGGTCTTCATGCAAGATTTGTCAAAAGGTTAGCTAAAGATCTAACTGCAAAAACAGCATCAACTGGAACAATTGTTGTTTTAATCAACCAACTTTATATGGGTGCTGGAGCTATGCCTGGAACAATGGCAAAGACAGCTACAGGTGGTAATGCAATGAATTACTTTACCCATATGAGGCTGTGGATTAACAAAATTAATGGTGCAGCTGGCCAAGTAACCAAAAAGGATGCTGAAGGCAAAGATGTTATCATTGGTGGTAAATCCAAAGTTGTTGTTATGAAAACTCGATATGGACAGCCTGGCCAAATAGGTGAGTTCAAAATTATGTTTACTAATGATGAAACAACAAATCTAGTAGACGAGTTTTTATTCAAGGCTAAGGCTAAGGGTTTTGAATACATTAAAGAGATTCGAAAGAAGTTCAGCTATGTCTGCCCTAACACTGGTGAAGTATTAGAAACTAAAGATCCATATGAGTTTTGTAAACTTCTTCAAAAACAACCAGCTCCTGAAAAGAGAACTCGTGGAGACAATTCAGCCACAGCTTTTGAATACATCTGTGGAAGAATTAAAGTAATTGGCAAGCCTCTTGCAGATCTAACGGCTGCAATTATTAAAGGCCCACCAGCAGATGAATCTGATCCTGATCTTTTTGAAGATGATGATGACGATGATGATGTTGGACTAAGTTTAGAAGATATTGCAAAGCTAGTTTAATAAAAGAGGTGTAGAGAAATCTGCACCTTCTTTTTTGAATGGTAGAATTAACTATGGAAGATTTATCTAGATCTACTAATTTTGATCAATTTGCAAGAGAATTGACTGAAAATGAAACTGTTAAAAAATATATTAAATCTAGAAACCTTAATCTCTGTCATTTAGAAACTAATGATTTGGGTTTTTGCCCTCCATATTCTAGATATGTTTTTCCATTGCTCAGAGGCAGATTAATTGTCCCTATAAGAGATGTTCATGGAAGATTGATAGCTTTAGCAGGGAGGCAATTACCTGATTATATTGAACTAACTATAAAATCTTTCTGGGACACTTACAGCTACGAACCTTCAAAAGCAGATGATAGGATTTCTAAATGGATGAAAGGTAAGTGGATAAATGAACCCTACCAAAAATCTAAGCATTTATTCAATTTAGATAAAGCAAAAGAATATATCCGTGAAAGTAATTTTGTTTATATTGTTGAGGGTTATTTTGATGTTTTGGTTCTTAGACAAAATGGCATAAATAATGTTGTTGCCTTATGTGGAACAGCTTTATCTGATTTTCATTTAGCTTTACTTTATAGATACTGCAACAGAATTGTTTTGTTATTAGATGGAGATATAGCTGGTAAATTAGCCACTGACAAGATATTTCAAAAACTTTCAGAAAACAATTTTATTGGGAAGAGTTTATATCTACCTGAAAAGTGTGACCCTGATGATTTTGTGATAGAATACGGCCCAGAAAATCTAATAAATGCCACCAAAGAATTGCTTAGCAGTGATTCACCTTATTTGAATATATTAGCGAGTTAAAATGCAAGAATTTGAAAATGTTTGGAAGTTAAAAAAGTTTGATAGACAAGTCTCAGCTCAATTGGCAGAAGACTTATCAATAGCCACACCTATATCTAATATTCTTGCTGGTAGAGGCTTGAAAGATGTAAAAGAAGTTGAGAAGTTTTGTAAGACTGATATAAGTGCTTTACGAAACCCATTCTTACTCCCTGATATTCGACCAGTTTTAGCACGTTTGAATAAAGCTATAGATAACAATGAGAAGATATTTGTCTGGGGAGATTATGATGTTGACGGAATTACTGCAACATCAGTGGTAGTTACTGCTCTTCGCAAAATGAAAGCTAATCTTGTATACAAAGTCCCTCACAGAATGGAAGACGGTTATGACATCAAAGTACATTCTGTTGATGAAGCAATAAAGGCAGAAGCACAATTATTATTTTCTGTTGACTGTGGGATTGTTGCTTTCGAAACTGCTGAATATGCTAAAACATGTGGACTAGATTTGATTATTACAGATCACCACCACCCTTCAGAAGATGGCAAAATTCCTGATTGTATTGGTGTGGTAAATCCTAATAGAGATGATCCAAATTACCCAGGACATTTATTTACCAATGATTCCAATAAAGATTTTGTAAGATATCCTTTTGATGCTCTTGCTGGTGTTGGAATTGCGTTTAAAGTCATGTTAGCTCTAGCAAAAGAACGTGGTTATGATGTTAGAGAGATGATTGATGAATTGGTTGAATATGTAGCTTTAGGAACTGTTGCTGACGTTGCTCCTATGCTTGATGAAAATAAGGCTATGGTTGCTTACGGATGTCAAAGGCTATCCAACACATCGAAACCTGGCATCCAACAGTTACTAAAAATTGCTGGTGTAAAAGAAGTTGATACGTTCAGCATTGGTTTTCAGTTAGGCCCAAGAATTAATGCTATTGGACGTTTAGCTGATGCAGGAACAGCTTTAGATCTCTTATTAGAAACCAGTCAAACAAGAGCAGAAAAGCTGGCAAAAGAGCTCGATAATGCAAATAGAAAAAGACAATTAGAGCAAGAAAAAGCTGTCGAAGATGCTATTGCTTATGTAGAACAAAACTTTGATCTGCCTAACACTTATATCCTTGTTGTTGGTCAAAAAGAATGGCACCCAGGATTGATAGGTTTGATCGCTGGTAAGTTGGTTGAAAAGTTTAATAAGCCAACTCTTGTATGTTCATTTAAAGATGATGGATATGCTAAAGGTTCTTGTAGATCATTAAGAGATTTCAATATTTTGAATGCTTTAAAGTCTGAGAAGGCTTGGGCATTATTCAAGAAGAGATCAGATGGTTCTACTGTATGTGGTGGTCATGCTTTTGCTGCTGGTTTTGAACTTGCAATTGATAATATCCCTGCAATGAGAGAAGCTTTAAATGAATATGCTTCAGACATTATTGGACAGTTATCAGAAGTAAAAGTCATTGATTTTGATTCAAGAATAGAACCTGGTGATATTAATGAGAAGGTTTTTGGTCAATTAACTAGGCTCTCACCATTTGGATCAGGAAATGAAACTCCAATTTTTGTCTGTACTAAACTCAAAATTGTAGAAGCTAAAACTCTGACAAGTGGCAAACATCTTAAATTAAAAGTTTCTGATCCAGACTCAAAACAATGGATCAATGTAAATGCTTGGAGAAAAGGCTATTTAGCTGAACATTTAAAAGAAGGATCCTTGATTGATTTAGCATTCACTATGTCAATTGATGATTGGCAAGGTAGAAAGAGTTTGACGTTGACAACTGTTGATATTAAACCTCATGTAAAATAAATTATATTTACATTCTAATTGTTGCAAACTATAATATAGCCACATTAAGTTTATTTAATGTGGCTTATAGGTCTATTATGCAAGAAACTGAAGTTCAACCAAACAAGAATGTAAAGAGTTATACAGGTCATCAAGAAAAGCTAGAATTTGCTATTCTTAATTATCAAAAAGCTTTAGCAAGTGGCAATGTAAGAATTATAGATAATGCTTACAAGAAAGTTATAAAGCTGTATCCCCCAATGATGCACTTGCAAGAATGGTACACCCAATACCATTATTTATATGATGCATTGGAAGATTTTCAACAAGATTATATAAGAATATTTTGTAATGTTTTATCAGCATGGAAACCTAGAAATGCCAGAAAAATATCTAGATACGATGGCACAGGCGAGTTTAAGAATTATTTTATTGGAGCATTACAGCACAATTATATTAATTTAGTAAAAGCTGACAATGCTGGTAAGCGCAACCCTTCATGTAAATGCCCTATATGTGAAAAATGGGTCAATCCTCTATCAACACATTTGAGAAGTAGTCATATCGATTTACTATGGTCTCAATTGAAAATTAATGGACACAATATAGAAACTCTAACAAATTGTCCACTCTGTAAATCTCACAAACTACCCAGACAATATAATTGTTTAATTAACCCAGAGGAAATATGTTTCGGTGCGGGAGATTGCGCTGAATGTAAACGTGTAGGGATTAATAATGCAATTAGAAAGCATATGTTGTCTAAGCACTCTACACTTCTATTTCAAAGATTCAATGAAACTTATCCAGGGTACCAAACAGTATCTCCAAGAGCTTTAAGTATTTACACTGGTGAAGACGAAGATGGAGACGAAGGCTGTTATTATGATAAAGTTCAAGAAAGAAATAATTTAAATAATTTAATGTCCATGGATCTTAATGAAATTGAAAATAAAATCCTTTCAAACATATTAAATGGATCTACTAGTTTAAAATTTGATGCAGCTTTGTATAATTGTTCTATCGAAGAGTTTAATGATGCAATTGATGGTTTAAAAGATAAAATGTCACTTGCTGGATTGGAATAATCAAAGGAATTAAAATGGAAGATTTTTCAAAAGTTGAAGACGCAGAAGTAAAGAAAGTAGGTTTTAATGACGCTAGGACTTTACGTGCAAGGGGAGGAGATGCAAATGACCCTGATCCCCGCAAGCGTCCTACAGATCCAGTAGGCCTTTCTAGAAGTATTTTGCATGTTCTTAAAGAGAATGAATATGTTAGAGTGTTGTCAGTAGGCCCGACAGCTTTAAACGCTGTTATGAGTGCTTTTAGACTAGCTTCAAGAGAAGTTGAAAGTTTGACAAATGGTTCTGTTTTAGTTTGCCGTCAATCAGAATATACTGCTGAAATTGGTGGTAAAAAAGCAAAAGGTATTTCCACAAGAATATTTGCAATCAACATCAAATTTGCGCTATAATCAAACATAGAACGACTCTGTAGTTTAAGTTAACTTAAATTACAAATGAATAATATGGAAGAATTAGCAGTAAAAAGAGCCCTAAGATTAATGTCCCAGGAATGGAAACAGGATAAATCTAGGGCTTCTTTTCATTATGCGTTTGCAATTAAAAAATCTAAAGTTGTTGCAATTGGTAAAAATAATATTTCTGATGGATCTAGAACAGCATTACAAATTGGGAGATCTTTAAATATAGCAAAATGGAAAGAATACCCATATATTCATGCTGAGTGTGATGCTATATATCAGATTAAAGATAAATACCCGCAAGCAGATATAGAAATTATTAGCGTAAGAATTAACAGAAATGGTGAGTTTAGATTAGCAAAACCATGTCCTCATTGCCAAAAGGTGTTGGATATTTTAGGGTATTATAACGTCTGGTGGTCAATTACTTGTGATGATGGAAGTAATAAACTTACTCTCTCAAATGACAAAGAAAGTATTAATTATAAGTATGCAAAGCTCTGATTGGAAGAAAAAGAAAAGGCAATTTTTAGAAGATTATTTTGCCACAGATGATATTTCTACGAGTGATTTTTTTAAGGTTGACAGTAATGAAAACCAGAATAAAAAATATGCTGCTGGCACTCCGTGGACAACGTTGATCAGGGATTCATCACTGGTGAATTCTCGTGTTTTCGTGCGTGACAATTATCATAATCATGATATATTTAGCACAGATAATGATCAAGGTAACGCCATACTCAGTTGTGCCGTTAAGAAAGCTACATACATGATAAGTGAAGAAACCGAAAGGGATTATCACGAGATTTATGAAGCAATTAAAAACTATTTTTCTGATAATGGAATGAGCGGAAAAGAAATAAAAGCTATTATCAAATTATTAAGAGACTTAGATCACGAAGAACTATTTAATTAAGAGAGTAAGACAAAAATGGAAAAGATTTTAGAAGAGAATAAGAATAGGTTTGTTTTGTTTCCACTTCAGTACCATGATATCTGGGAGTTTTATAAGAAGTCCCAAGCATCATTTTGGACTGCTGAAGAAATTGATTTATCCTCAGACTTGGCAGACTGGGAGAAGCTCAATGCAGGAGAACAACACTTTGTAAAGCATGTACTAGCATTCTTTGCTGCATCTGATGGAATTGTAAATGAAAACCTTGCAGAAAACTTTGTCTCTGAAGTTCAATATACAGAAGCGAAGTTTTTCTATGGATTCCAAATTATGATGGAGAATATCCATTCAGAAACTTATTCTTTGCTTATTGATACATACATTAAAGACAAGGATGAACAAAATCATCTTTTTAATGCAATTGATACTGTTCCAGCCGTTCAAAAGAAAGCTGAATGGGCTCTTAAGTGGATCAGCTCTGAATCATTTGTTGAGCGTCTAATTGCTTTTGCTGCTGTTGAGGGCATTTTCTTCTCTGGATCTTTCTGTTCAATTTTCTGGTTAAAGAAGCGTGGTTTAATGCCAGGTTTATCCTTCTCCAATGAGTTGATTTCTCGTGATGAGGGATTGCATACAGATTTTGCAGTTCATCTTTATAATCATCACATTGAGAACAAACTTTCTCGTGAGCGTTTGATTGAAATTATTGATTCTGCTCTTACAATTGAAAAAGAATTTATTACTGAAGCTTTGCCTGTATCTTTAATTGGAATGAATTCTGATTTGATGAAACAATATTTAGAGTATGTTTCTGACCGCCTTTTGATTGACTTGGGCGTAGGAAAAATCTATAATTCTGAAAACCCATTTGATTTCATGAAGAATATTGCAATGGAAAACAAAACAAACTTCTTTGAGAAGCGTGTTGGTGAATATTCAAAGCAAGGTGTAGGCACAAAGCCAGACACAATTCAATTCTCCACTGAAGAAGATTTTTAAGGTAAGCAAATATGAATGTTGTAAAAAGAGACGGGACAGTCGAACAAGTAAAGTTTGACAAGATTTCTTCTAGAATCCGTAAGCAAACATACGGATTAAACGAAGATTATGTAGATTATTTCCAGGTTGCTCAAAAGGTTATATCTGGTCTTTATGATGGTGTAACAAGCAGTGAACTTGATAAACTCAGTGCTGAAACAGCAGCATCTATGATCACAACTCACCCTGATTATGGTAAGTTGGCTGCTAGAATTACAATTACATCTCTTTACAAAGATGTTGCAAAAGAGTTTTCAACAGTTGCAAAAGAACTTTATGAATACATCAACCCAGTTAATGATGAACCAGCTGGATTGATTTCAGATGAAGTCTATGCAATTATTGAAAAGAATGCTACAGCACTCAATGCAATGATTGTGCATGATCGTGATTTCAATTTTGATTATTTTGGATATAAGACATTAGAAAAGTCATACCTTCTGCAACGTCATGGTAAGCCTGCAGAAACTCCTCAACAAATGTACATGAGAGTTTCTGTTGGTATTTGGCGTGATAATCTTGAAATGGTTCAAAAGACCTATGATCTTCTTTCACAAGGCCTCTTCACCCATGCCACTCCTACTTTATTCAATTCAGGCACAAAGAGACCACAAATGTCTTCTTGTTTCTTGTTAGATATTGATGATGATTCGATTCCGGGTATTTACAAGACACTTTCTGACTGTGCAAAGATTTCTCAGTCCGCAGGTGGTATTGGTGTAAATATTCATAAGATTCGTGCCAAGGGTTCCTACATCAAGGGAACAAATGGCTGGTCTAATGGAATTGTGCCTATGCTTCGTGTCTTTAATGAAACCGCAAGATATGTTGATCAGGGTGGTGGAAAACGTAAGGGTTCAATTGCTGTTTACCTTGAGCCTTGGCACGGTGATGTCTTTGATTTCTTAGACCTCCGCAAGAACCATGGTAAAGAAGAAATGAGAACAAGAGATCTTTTCCTTGCTCTTTGGATTCCTGACTTGTTCATGAAGCGTGTTGAAGAAGATGGTGTTTGGACACTCTTTTCTCCTGAAGCTGTTCCTGGTCTTATTGATGCATATGACACTCCTGAAAATAAAGCTTTCACTGAGCTTTATGAGAAATATGAAGCAGAAGGTAAGGGTTTAAAGACAGTTAAAGCTCGTGAACTTTGGGAGAAGGTTCTTACATCCCAAATTGAAACTGGTACACCTTATATGCTTTACAAGGATGCTGCCAATTATAAGAGCAACCAAAAAAATCTTGGCACAATCAAGTCTTCTAATTTGTGTACAGAAATCCTTGAATACACAGACAAGAATGAGATTGCTGTTTGTAATCTTGCTTCTATTGCACTTCCACGTTATGTAGTTATTCCTACAGGCAAGGTTCGTGAAAAGGATAAGAAGCTAAGAAAATTTGATTTCCAAAAATTGTATGAAGTTACTTATCAAGCTACAGTTAATCTTAACCAAGTAATTGACGTAAACTTCTATCCAACAGAAGAAACTCAAAATTCAAACTTCAAGCATCGACCTATTGGTTTGGGAGTTCAAGGGCTAGCAGATACATTTGCTATGCTGGGAATTGCTTTTGAATCTGATGAAGCAAGAAAGCTTAATCAAGATATTTTCGAAACAATTTATTTTGCTGCTCTTACTGCATCAAAGGATTTGGCTAAAACTCATGGGGCTTATTCGTCTTTCCAAGGATCTCCAGCATCTCAAGGTTTATTACAATATAACCTATGGGGACTTAATGAGAACGATCTTTCAGGACTTTGGGATTTCAATGTCCTCAAAGCAGAAATCAAAGAATTTGGTTTAAGAAACTCATTACTTGTTGCACCAATGCCGACAGCTTCTACAGCTCAAATCCTTGGTAATAATGAATGTTTTGAACCTTTCACTTCTAACCTTTACAAGAGAAACACACTCTCTGGTGAGTATGCAATTGTTAATAAGCATTTAGTGGAAGATTTAGTCAACAATGGTCTTTGGACAGACAATATCAGAATGAAGCTATTTATTAATAATGGCTCTGTCCAAGAGATTGAAGAAATCCCAGCTGATATTCGTGAAGTTTATAAAACAGTTTGGGAGATGAAGGGAAAATCTATTCTTGAGATGGCTCGTGATCGTAATTATTTTATTGATCAAAGCCAGTCGTTGAATATGTTTATGGCTGAACCTACAATGTCTAAACTTTCTTCTGCTCACTTCTATGGATGGAAGCTTGGTCTTAAGACAGGTATGTACTATCTCAGAACAAAACCAAAAGCTTCTGCAATTAAAGGTCTTGGTATTGATACTTCTGGTATGCAATCTTTAGATAAAGTACTAGTGGTAGAGACACCCAAACCTGAAATAAATCCAGATTTTAATCCCGATGATTTTAATTCTGCAGTATGCTCGTTGGATAATCCAGATTGTGAATCTTGCTCTGGTTAAATGAAAAGAGAGGAGAAATCCTCTCTTTTTTCTTTACAAGTAGGTTGTTTTGTGGCATAATGAATTGGAGAAATAAATGGCTAAAGAAAATCAAAATCTGCAAGAGAGAATGGTAAAAATTATCGATGCAGTTGTTAAAGAAGACGAAGGGACTGAAGAAGTTCCTGTGGTTAAGAAAACTCTTTGGCTAGTATTGCAAGATGTTGAAACACAAGCTATATTTCAATCTCCTTTAAGCTTAGAAGACATAAAAGAAATTACTGGAATGTCAAGGATTCTTCAAGGAAGAGAGTTATATAATTTTGCTACTAATTTGAGAGCTAGAGTTGATCCAATTAAATTAATTGTTGATTTGAATCAAGCTGAAGTATCTCCAGAACAAATTATGAAGGAATCTATCTAATGGATATTGTCGCAAAGGTTGAGATTAAAGCATTTCGTGAAGGGGCTGTAATCCCTAAGAAGGCAACTGAAGGAGCAGCAGGTTATGATTTGTGTGCTTGTATTCCAGATTTTACAAGCGGGATGATGATTCACCCTCATAATAGCTTAATTGTTCCAACTGGATTGAATGTAAATATTCCTGAAGGATATGAAATTCAAATTCGTCCACGCTCTGGGCTGGCTGCAAAGCATGGTGTAACTGTTTTAAATACACCTGGAACAATTGATTGTGATTATTCTGGTGACGGAGAGGATTTCGAACTTAAGGTTATCCTTTTCAACCATAACAAGATTCCTTTCACAATTAATGATGGTGATCGAATTGCACAAATGGTCGTAGCAAAGTTAGCTGCGCACGAACTAGTAGAAGTTAGTGAGTTTGGACAAACTGCTAACAAAACTCGCAAGGGCGGACTTGGTAGCACAGGAAAGTAATGTATCCAGAATTTAAAAAGTTTGTCAACTTAATTGGACACGACATTACAATTTCAGGGTATGGGACTTTATTTAGGTCTGAACTTCCTTGCCGTGTTGAAACAAAGCAAAGAATCATAGGTAGTGTTGCAGGTATTCCGATTGCAGAAACTCACTTTGAAAAAATTGCAAACCTTCCAGATCCTGAAGACGGTGTTTATTACATCGTAAGCAGAGTAGTAATGGATTTTGTTCCATTTGATCGTGAAGATGTATTTTGTGTAGATACAGGCCCTTCTGCAATTAGAGATCAAAGTGGACATGTAGCTGCAGTAACACAGCTCACTTTATAAAAGTTTAAACCCATCGAAATCGATGGGTTTTTTCTATACCAGCCTTACATTTTCAACAAACTCTTCTAATTTACTTTGCCTTCTTAAGAGTCCAAAAAACAAAGCTAATGTATTAGAAGCATCAATGTCAGCTCTATGTGGAGTGCCTTGGAATTGCATTTTGAATCTGCCCATAGCTGATTTCAAGCTGGATGTAGTAGATTTATTTTGAGCAAGCATTAGAAATGTATTTAATGTTTTAACATCAATTTCTCTTCTGCCAAACTTCTTAAACTCAACATGTCTGTCGCTGAACTCTTTTTTAAGCTCTTCAACATCTCCACCACCCCAAGTTACAGGATTGACGTAGCAACTATATTCATCTATCAAATCGGAAATTTCATTTGCCACTTGTTGATGAGATACAGCTAAAGTCAAAATGTCTTCATCGGTAATTCCAGTTAAATTAGTAATGAATGGATAAATTGGTTCATGTGGGTCGATATACCATTTAGCAAGATAGTATTCAGATTGCTTCTGATGTACATTACCAATTGCTACTCCTACTTGAATGATTTTTCTTTCAGTAAGATTATTTTCTTCATTATTATTTAGCTCTAGATCTATTGCTAAAAAGTTTTTCATGAAACTATTATACTTTACAAGAGAGGGTAAAGCTATGAATAATGTTGTGTTTTTAGAAGCTCCAGAAATTAAATCAATTGCTGAAAAGCTTAAGGAAAGATACTACGTATATATTGGTTACGTAGATTTAGAACAAATATATTTTGCTGAAATGGTTGGTCCTACTCCCAAAAAAGCAAAGCCAATTGTTGTTAATGGTCTTGCTCAAAAATGGGTTAGAGATTTACTACTGGGTGATGTTCAAGACAAGAAGATATATTGTTTAGGGGTTTATGAAGAAAAGTGGGCAGAACTTACAAAGGCTCATAAAGAATGGGCTCTATTTGCTGCTTTGTATTCAATTAGTCCACAGAACGATGGCTCAATAAGACAATTTGAAGTTCAGGATTATGCTTTTATTTTAGAATACTTTATCAAAAACAATTATGGCGCAAACTACATGAATCATAGTATACTGCCTTCATTGTTGGATAGTAAAGATCCACTAGCCATTCCATTACCACCAGACCCAGAGGATAATTAATGAGTTTCTATAATAAATATCGGCCTAAACAATTTTCTGACTTTTCTGGTGATTTTACAGTCCAAGTTTTAAAAGCACAAATTGAAAAGAATCAAGTACAACATGCTTACTTATTTTCAGGCCCTCCAGGTACAGGCAAGACATCATTAGCACGTTTGATGGCTATGTCTTTGCTTTGCGAAAATAGAGAAGATGGAACTTCTGAGCCTGATATTGACAGTAATTCTTCAAAGATGATATTGGCTGATAAACATAGAGATTTGATTGAAGTTAATTGTGCAGTAAATAATGGTGTTGACAATGTAAGAGAAAACATTGCAGAAAAGATGAGATTAATGCCAGCTTATGGTAAATATCGCATCTTTATTTTAGATGAATGCCATATGCTTACTACACAGGCACAGAACTCTCTTTTAAAAATTGTTGAAGAGCCACCAGCCCATATCATTTTCTTTTTTTGCACTACAGATCCAAATAAAGTTCTTCCAGCTATCAAAACAAGATGCCAGCACTTTCAATTAAAGAAGCTAAGTGTTAATAACTGCAAACAAATATTAGAAAAAATTGTAAAAGTAGAATTAATTGATTCAGAAAGTAAAGCTTTAGATTTAATTGTCAAAGAGTCTAATGGAAGCGTTAGAACTGCTTTGAGTATATTAGAACAGATTAGCACAATAGGTGTTAGTGAGGAGAATGTTCGAAATATATTAGGTAGAAGTCCAAGGCAACTTTCTGTTGAATTACTAAAAAATATATATAGTAAAAATAGAGGGAAGTCTTATTCGATTCTAGAGTCGTGTCATTTAGAAGGTAGAGATCTATCTGCAATTTTAGATGAAATGGCCAGATTGTTGATGGAAAGCATTTCTTATCGTTTGCTCAAAGTAAGTCAAGAAGACAGAGCAGAGGATATAGAGTTTTTAATGCAACACAAACCATCAATAATGCTAGAAACGGTGGACGGCCTTTTATTAATTGTAAAGAATATACGGCAAAACGTTTCTGAAGATTTAATAGTTCAAACAGGAATCTTAAGAATTATTGATTTGATTGCTTCTAAAGAGTAATAAAGTTGTTTGTTGATTTGTAGCCGTAGAGTGGGGAAAATGGCTACAGAAGAAGTTAGAATTGTAAATATTGTTAAGAAAGCAAAGAAAGGTGACAAGCGATCATTTAATTTCTTGCTCAAATTAGTCGAGCCAGATTTAAAGAAAATTGCTAGTCACTTTTTTATTTTAGGTGGAGACAGAGATGATGTCTTACAAGAACTTAGATTAGGAGTTGTCAAAGCTGTCAACTCATATGATCCAACAAAAGACACTACATTTAAAAACTTTTGTGTAAATCTAGTTTGCAAAAGACATTTAGCAACTGCAATTTCATCAGCTAAAAGAATGAAAAATTCTATTTTGAATGACTCCATTTCTCTTGATGCACCAATTATTTTGGGTGATGATGGAAACTTGCAAACTTTAGCTGATTTTATCCCAGATAGATTGAATCCTTTTGATGAATCTCCAGAGACCAATTTAGTTGAAGATATTATCATTAGAGAAGAATACGAGCAGACATCAAAATTATTAAAGCAAAAGTTGACACCATTAGAGGAAGATATTTTTACAGAATATGGTTTTAATTCATCATATAAAGAAATATCTAATTCTTTACAAGTTCCGCCAAAATGTGTTGATAATGCGCTTACAAGAATTAGAAAAAAAGCCACTGAAGTATACATAACATATTCTCAGCAGGAAATTATATTAATTCAAAGTAAAGTAAAGAAAGAAAGTCCCGAGCCAGAAGAATAGTTGCAAATATTTCTACACTGAAGTAGAATATATGCATGGATAATTCAGTTGTTGATGTTGTTATTGGCATGCAATATGGCGATGAAGGTAAGGGAAAAATAGCCAATCAAATGGCTATGTATGGTGATTATGATTATGTATTTCGCTTCAATGGTGGAGGAAATGCTGGTCATACAATTTACCTCAATGGAGAGAAAATTGTTACACATCTTGTTCCTTGTGGTATTCTGCATGGCATTCCTAGTGTCATCGGTAATGGTTGTGTTATCAATACGCAAAAATTATTTGACGAACTTGAATATCTTGAAGGATTTGGGTTTGACACATCAATCCTTAAAATAGCAGAAAACGCACATATAATTACTAAAGAACATATTGACGAAGATTCCAAAGATACTAAAATTGGAACTACTCGCACTGGTAATGGCCCTTGTTATAAAGACAAAGTTGGTCGCACAGGCCTTCGTGCCAAAGATGTTCCAGAACTTGCACCATATCTTGTTGATATGCATAGCCTTATCCATTCATCACCTAAGAAGTTTTTAGCCGAAGGAGCTCAAGGTTACTGGCTTGATGTTGACTTTGGTGATTATCCTTATGTAACTTCATCAAACACTGGAGTAGGAGCGGTACTAAACAATGGTTTCAATTTTAAGCAAGTACGGGATGTTGTCGGGGTTATCAAATGTTATTCTACCTATGTTGGAGCTAAAGGATACCAAAAAGATGACGAACGATTTGAAAAGTTGCGTGAGATTGGTCAAGAATACGGAGCCACTACAGGGCGACCAAGACAAATCGACTGGCTAAATATCGACGAAGTTAACACAGCTTGCCAAATGAATGGTGTTACAAAGCTTATCGTCAATAAAATGGATGTTCTTGATCAGATTAATGATAGCTGGAACTTTTATCAAGATGGTATTTTAAATTGTTGCGCAGATGAAGGCACGTTTATGCTTAAAGTCATAAACTATATTTCACGATACAATCAAGATATTCAAATTGAGTTCCAGGGGCAATTACATTGAAAATATCCATAGATACATTTTTAGCAAATAAACTTTTTAAGAAATCTAAACTCACTTGCAATCTTTCAATGAAAGGAACTGCAGATTCTGAGTTTAACTTTTTTGCTAAAAATAATCAATTACATTTGCAAACAATTAATGATTATTGTCAACAAATAATAAATACCAAAATAGATGTTGGAAGTGATTTTGAAACATTTTCCTGTGAAGCTAATTTAACTTCTGATTTTGCTAATATTTACACATCAGATAAACTCAATATGATTTATTCTGCTGATAAAAACATAGTACATCTTGGAGATAAAAGTGCAAAATGTGTTGTTCTTGCAAATGATGGGTCAGACTTCATACCTTTTAATTTCATACCAAAGTCTATAGTTTTTGATGTCCCTGGAAATTCTCTTTGGCATGCTTTAAATTACACTGCATTTTCAACTTCTAAAGAAAGCATGATCAATGCAGTTTATCTTAACTTTGATTCAGCTTATCTAACCGCATATTCTTTTGATGATAGAAGAATGTCAAGGTTTAGAATTAAGATTGGTGAAAATTGCCCAGAGTTTGAATCGTTTTTTATTCCTAAAGAAACTGCAGAAATATTAATTAATTTACTTCAAGACAATACAGTTACATTTGAAGTAGGACAAAGACATTTAAAACTATCCTGGGAAGACACTATTTTAATTTTATCACTTGTTCAAATTGACAAGAAAACTTACCCAGATTTAAATAAGTTTTTCCGCAAAGATGATAAGGCTGAGTTTAAAGTAAATAAATCAGAATTGACTAAGGCTTTAAAATTAGCTGGACTTGTTGCTAAAAACTCTTTCATAAATATAGAGCTTAAAGACAAGACGCTGATTTTTACTGGTTCTGATAAAGAGCGTGGTTCTACTCAAAATAAGATAGAATGTATTTCAAGTACTAATTCAGGGGAAGTTCAAGTCCTACACAAAGATTTGATGGACTGTATTTCCAAAACTGAAGACGAAGAGTTAGTGTTTAAAATTAAAGAAATTGATGAAGATAAGTTGTCATTGTGCTTAATTCATGGTAACTTTAATCATCTACTAATGCCAATTGTTTCTAAAGATGATAATGAAGAAGAATAATCCTTATATTGAAGGGAATTGGAAAAAGGTTTACATTTATACGGGGGATGAATACATCTCCCGTATTTTTTCCTTTGAAGACACGATAGTAGAAAGACTAGATACAAACACTTCTATAAATAAAATTGCTAATACCATTCAGGGTGTTAATATATTTGAACAGAAGAAATGCGTCAAAATATATAACCCTAACACAGCTCAAGTTAAAGCAATTTGTGATTCTATTCTTACATCTAAAATTAATGTTGATTATCTTCAAATCTATTGCTGTAATGAATCTTTAGATGGTAGATCTGCATTAGCTACAAAAGGCAAAACAGCTGGAAGAATATTCAACTATAGTGCAATTGAATACACTAATGCTTCTGGATTTTTAAGATTTCTAAACGATTGGCTTTTACATAGAAAGCTTACAATTACTTATGAAGCGGAAAACTGGATTCAAAACAATTCCCCATCCACAATAGTTAAAATGAAATCCGGGGCTACGAAAAAAGAAATAATTGTTTATGATCTTCCTTTGATCTTTAATGAATTATCTAAGCTTGCAGTTCTGGACAAAAAAGAATTAGATTTAGATGACGTTAAGATTTTTCAATTTCATGATCATAACAAGAATATATTTGATTTCTTTAATTTGTGTATGTATGGCAAAGCCTCTGAAATATTAAAAAGCTTGATTGATTTAAATGAATCACATGGCCACCAGATGATATTGATGATCTTCTTATCTCAATTATTTTTCTATCTTAAAATTGCAGAATATAAAGAAAATAAAATAAACAATACTGATATGCTTGAGGACTTAAGCTTATCTAAATACATCAAGAAATATCTGGATGTTGATTTTAAAGAAATCGAACAAGATATTCCTACGAAGCAAGTTAATCCAATTAGACTTCAAATTGCTTATAATCAAACCTATTTATCCACCGAAGAAGTATCAAGATTTATTCAGTCTACTTTGAATGTTGTTGTTGACTTAAGAAACAATTTAAGTACAGAAATTGTCTTTCCATACTATTCTTTGTGTTTATCGAACAAGAGATTATATCAAGTCATGTCGTATAACTATACTAATGATTGATGAACATTACATATACATTAATGAATTAGTTAAAAAGATAAAAGAAGATGACAGTCCAGCACTTTTTGAATTGTTTAGCTTTTATAAACCTTTAATTTTTTCAGCAATAACCAGATGTCTAGCAAAAGATAAAAACTTAGTCTCTTTTAAGGAAGATTTGGTTCACGAGTCTATCTTTGTCTTGCAGAAATTAAGTAAGAACTATGACCCCGCCTTGTCTTATTTTTCATATTATTTATCAACCAGAATAGATCATGCTCTTTTATCTCATTTTAAAAGTACATTTGATGTTAGGACTGAATCAAGTGAATTATTAGTAATTCATTCATATTTTGATCCATTTAACAGGGTCAATAATGAGATTGTAATTGATGAAGCGATGGACCAATTAAACGAAAAACAAAGAGAAGCAATAGAACTTTATTTTTTCCAAGAAATGACACAAGAAGAAGCTGCAGAAAAACTTGGCATCCAGCAAGCGGCATTTAGTAAGAGGCTTGACAGAGCATTAGACAAATTAAGGTCTATTTTGAGTGATTGCTTTTAAACCGATGGAATATTTTTGCTAAGTTTTTTGTATTATATTGGTATGTTGAACTTTTAAAAACCCCTAGTTAATCTTAGGGGTTTTTTATTTTGACATATAAATTTGCAAATTTATTCATTCAAGGGGAGTCTAAAGTGTCCGAAAAAAATAATGATGACTTTATTTACAATTGGCGCAACGAGCTTAAGCAACACGCAGATGGTGCTTACCTTGTAGCTAAAAGAATGGCCTCGAATCTCAAAGAAAAAGGATTAGGCAAGAGCGATGTTATTGAACTCTTGGCTGTAGAGAACTTTGACTTAGATCTCGCTAAGAGAGTTGCTTCCAAAGTTTTTGATGAGAAAGAAGCAGTAGCTGATAAAAATACAATCGAAGTTTCAGTAGTCCCAACAAAGTATGCCGATTGTGCTCCAATTATTGAAAGAAGTCTAATAAAATTAAGTGCTAAAGAGTTTGCTAAGAGACTTTGTTCTGGTCCTTATGCAATTGTTAAAGCAGATGAGAAATCATTTGATTCATGGGTTAGATTAGCAGAATTAGCTAAAACATCAGCAAATGGTAAAAACAATTTACATACTGAACTTAAACCATGGGTTGAAGAAGCTTTGTTAAACTCAGTTTTAGTAGCACAAAACGAAAAACCTGTTATTACTGCAGCTGATAAATCAAATAAGATTTTTAAAGTTGCAACCAGAAAAGGTGAAGCCACAGTTAATTTAGCTGCTGGTATTTCTTCATCAGATAAGTTTACCAAGGGTAATTATGAAACATTCGGTATTGCTGACGAATTTATGATTTCAGCTGCAGATAAAGTTTCCCCTTACCAAAGATTGAAAAGAGCATTAGACTTTTAATTATATAAATATTAATTTTAAACCCGTCGTTTTCGACGGGTTTTTCTTTTATCTGTAAAATTATAGTAATATGGCTAACTCTAAAGACAACATCATCAATTCATTAGTTCAAGTAGAAGAAAATTTACCAGAAACTTCTACAAGATATTTTAAAGATATCAAAGAAACTGACAAACCTTTAATTCCTCTACCAGTTGATCATATGGCAGACATCACTTACCCTCAATTCATAGAAGTAAGATGTGCTATTTGCTCTTCCCATTTAAGAAACTTAGCAGAACACGTATTTCTTGAAAGCGGAAAAAAATCCCAAGCTGTAATTAAGTTTTTTGAAAGGCATTATGGAGTAAAGTTAAACTGGACACAAGTTTCAACTCACATGGATCAACATTGTGATTTTAAGAAACTTATGACTTCTGGTTTAAAGAGTTATGAACATCAAGAAGAATTAATTGCACCTTGGATCTTTAGAGAAAATCAATTAGCCCTTACTGCTTTAATGGTTGAGCTTGATGATGTTAGAGGAATTGATTGTAGTAAAAATAATGATTTAAAATTGAAAAGAGCTGCAATGGTTGAAAAACTTATTAGCAAGATATTAGACATCAAAGCAAAAAGAGATGATCAAGGTGTATTTGCAATCAATATTTTTGAGATATTAGCTGAACTTCATGACAAGTTTGAAAGCGAACATGACAAAAGACTAGTTAGAGACGAACTTAAAAAGCTTAGAGAAAAGCTTAAGCAAGAAAATTAATGAGAAAAAACGCATCCAAAGCTACATTGACACAAGCTGAAGTTAGACAACAACTAATTCAACAAGCAAATTTAGCCTCAGAAAAGTTCAAAGACAGTGAATATGCAGAAGAGTTTGCTGATGAAGTTGCACCCAATGTAAGATCTGAAATTGCTCCTCCGCTAAAACCTGAGAAAACAAGATTTAATCCTGATCAGATTGTTGATATTGTAACTTTTATTGAACATCCTTACTTTTGTAATCTAAAGCCATATCCTTTACAAAGACTTATTCTAAAATGTTTCTATATGGGGCAAGAAGGTAATACAGATCTAGTAATTCAAGATATCCCAGAAGAAGAAAGAATTGGATGTAGCGGATGTGTGTGGGACTTTGTAAAGAAAAACGAACATAAATCTGTTGAAATGCATAAACAAAACAGACCTTTTAAAGCTTCGTTTTCTGTAATTAATTCGCCTTGTTTGACTTGTGATCGTATGGATAAAGATATTATCCAACAAAGATTTGAAAATGAAATAGATAACGCAACTAATCCAGATGCATTAAAAAAGATTGAACAACTTAAAGAAAGACCATACATAGACAACTTTCAAACAGAGAAAGATTTATTATATTCTGAAGAGTTTGATCCAAAATTAAGAATGCAAATTATGGACAAATGCGAAAACAGATATAAGTTTCAAGAATTAGTACTGGTTCTTGGAAGACGTAGTGGTAAATCCTTCCTTGTTTCTGCAATTGGTTTATATGAACTTTATAGGCTAATTTCTATGGGGCATCCTCAAGCAAGATATGGCTTGATGGAGTTTGATGCAATTTATCTCTTGAACGTGGCTAAAAATGAGGAACAGGCTAAAAATGCTATCTTCGCAAAGCTAAAGCAAACTGTTCTAGCTTCACCATTTTTTCAACCTTATATTGGAAAAGATACAGAATTAGAAATGCGTTTCTTTACTGAAAACGACCGTAAAGAAAATGAAAGAAGAGAAACTGCGGGTCTTAACTTATTTTCTGGTTCATTAGTTTTAAAGTGCGGTTCTAGTAGTGCTTCAGGTCTCGTTGGTCTCACTTGTTGGAGTGTGATCATGGACGAAATTGCTGCTATGGCTGGGGACAATCCTGATTCTGGTCTTGACTATGATTTATATAATGATCTAAAGCCTTCTCTTGCTACTTTTGGTAGAGATGGAAAGATGATGATGCTTTCCAACCCTAAAGGCCCAATTGGATTACTTTATGATTTACATGAAAATAGACAAGACGATCCATCCACTCTTGTTATGCGTGGCCCTACTTGGCTTGTAAATCCCAATATTGATAGAGATTTCTTAGAGTCTGAAAAGAAGAAAAATCCTACAGAATATCAAATGCAATATGGAGCAGAGTTTGGAGCTTCATCCTCTGACCCTATGTTTGCTGAAGATGACATTAATAGATTCTTTTCATCTATGTCTATGGTGAAAAGAGTTGAAAAAGGATTTGGAATGCATGATTATTTCTGCCATTTAGACCCTGCAAGAACATCTGACTACTATGCTTTAGCTGTTGCACACACTGAAGCTATTATTGGACAAATGGGTGCAGATGGAAGAATTATGAGAAGAATTGTTATTGATCATATTCATTTCTGGAATCCATTGACAAAGAATCAGCCAATTGAAGAAAAAACTATTGAAGAATATGTTTTAGACTTACACAAAAGATTTAGATTTAGACAAGTAAGCATAGACCAATGGAACTCACAATCTTCAGTAATAAAACTTCAAAGCTTAGGTGTGCCAATTGTTGAAAAACAATTTAATAAAAACTACAAAGAAAGTATCTACACAGAATTGGCTACGTTAATTAGAGAAGACAGAATTGATATTTATGATGTTTCTGGTGGAGCATACTTAGATAAATCAGGAAATAAACATCCTTTAAATGAAATTAAAGAAGCTAAATCTCAATTCTTATTTCTTCAAAAAAAATGGAAAGGTAAAAGATTTGCAATTGAAGCATTGTCTGGATATCACGATGATATTTGTGATGCAGTAGCAGCTGTAGCTTATGAAGCACTATTTGCTAAGATTGCAAAACAATTACCTAAGTCAAGGACGATTAATATGAGCGGAAGAATAAGATAATTATCCGTCTTTGAGGTTCTCAACACATGTCTTCAAAAAAGAATATTAAAATAGCTGCTGGTTTTGGTGGTGTTGGAGGTGCAGGCTCTGGTGCTTGGTCTCCTGGTGGTAGTCCTGGCGGCGGAAATTATGGTGACTACAACCTGTTCATGACAGACCAAGGCTTTGAATCAATTTTAGCTAGAACCCATAACCCGCCAGATGATGATGCAAACAGAAACTTTGAAGCAAGATTAGTGCCTTTTCATACATCAAAAGAAGATGATGTATTAGGAAACATTGACATTCTTGATCCGGTTGAAAGAGAAAGAATTAAATTAAGAGCTAAATTGAGAGACCATAAGGCTTTAATGGAAGCTGAAGCTAATAAAAGCAAGCAAACTGATAATAAAGAATCTTACATCTCAATGGAAGAATCACTTTCCAGTAGAAGAAAATACAAAGAAAAGCAAAAGTTTGATTATGAAGATGAAACTCCTGAACAGATTAAACCTGAAAGAGTGCATTATTCTTCAAAACAATTTACAAAGATAGCTAAGGATTTTACAACTAGAAGAAGAGACAATATTACCCCTTCTGGTCCTGATGATAATCCATTCTATGATGCACAATTTTCAAACGCACACCTTGGTAAAACTCCATTATTAACCGAAGGCGCAGATCTTGATAAATATTTTGCAGAACAAAGAACAGAATACACACCTGATCAAGATGGTTTTAGAAATGAACCAACCATCTTAGATACATTGGATCCAGATGCAGCATACCCATCATTCTCAGGTAAAAGTTCTGCAGAAAATTATGATCCTAATGAAAATGACAAAACAATAGAGCAACAACTACATACACAAGAATATGCATTGAACAATGAATATGATAGACATAAGCAAGGTGATGAAGAAGTTGGCTTTGATGATAATCCTGGATTGAAAGGACAAGGCAATTTCCCAAGAGTACCATGGGCAGGATCTAATTTGTAAAATATATGTATGGTATATGACTATTTGATTATTGGAGCCGGATTATTCGGCTCCATTTTTGCATATGAAGCAAATAAAACAGGGAAAAAAGTTTTAGTTATTGATCAAAGAAATCATATCGGCGGAAACTGCTACACAGAGCCGCATGAAGATTATCATATTCACAAATATGGTCCACACATATTTCATACATCCAAAAAATATATTTGGGACTATTTAAATGAGTTTACAGAATTCAATAATTATTCTCATAGGGTTAAAGCTATAAACAAAGGCAAAACATATTCTTTGCCTGTTAACCTATCAACAATTAATCAAATATGGCCGGAAGTAAATACGCCTGATAAAGCCATAGCAAAAATACAATCTGAAATTGTTCCTTGCGAAAATCCTAAAAACTTAGAAGAACATATTTTATCATTTGTTGGCCCCACTATTTATGAAACCTTAATATATGGGTACACGAAAAAACAATGGGGTAAAGAACCTAAATATTTACCATCCTCAATCATTAAAAGATTACCAATTAGATATACATATGACGATAGTTATTATCCAGACCAAGATATTTATCAAGGCATACCAGTAAACGGATATACACCAATATTTGAAAAAATGCTTAAGGGTATCGATATTGAATTAAATGTTGATTTCTTTAGTGACAGATCATATTGGGAATCTAAAGCTCATAAAATAGTGTATACCGGTCAAATTCAAAGATATTTTGATTATATGTATGGAGATTTAGAATATAGATCTTTAGATTTCAAAAATTATGAAGTTATGACTGATTTTCAAGGATGTTCACAAATGAATTATCCTGATGAAAATACATCCTGGAATAGAATAATCCAACACAAGCATTTCACAAAAAGTAAATCTAAATACGACTTGATTACTTATGAATATTCAAAAAAATATGATTCAAAAGATTTAACTAGTCAACCATATTATGCAGTTAATGATGAAACAAACAATCTAATTTATGAGAGATATAAAGAATATTACCAAAAGTTTACTAAGAACTTAATTATTGGTGGACGCTTAGGGAATTACAGATATTACGATATGGATATGACTATTGCGAATGCATTGAACGTATGTAAAAGAGAATTAGCAGGAAATTCAGTTTAAAAATTATAAAACACAAATTATGCATAGAAGTGAAATTGTTAGATTATTAAAACTTGCACACTCATTAGACAAGCGGGGGAAACTTCGTGAGTCTGACAAAATAACTTTCAAACTTACTAAAATTGCTCAATATTATGGCAACTTCATGTCCACCAGCACAGAAAACAGAGTTGTGCCTTTCGATGATACAGCAGAAGATGTTGAAATTGACGAAAAAAGACTAGATAAGCAAGATAGATTTAGAGTTCCTGAGTCCAAAGATGATGAAGCTTCTAATCCAGAATTATTCAATACAGAAGCACAACTTCATGGTGCTTCTGGGTATGGAATTACTTATGAAGATCCAGCTCCAGAGTCAAAAAATATTGGTTTAGATGACAATGTAAGCCGTGGTGATTTAAGTGAATTTTTATTCGAAAATACTTATGAACAAAATGTTTCAGATGGCAATGGTCACTTGAACAGAAACCCAAGATAGGAGAAAATTATGCCCTTACCGATTCAATCTTTAAACAACTTTCCTGAAGATAATGACAATGTACAAATGTCTTCTTTAGGTCTTTCAGATATGCAAATTCAACTTTTAGGTTTTTCCAGTCCTGTTAGAGAAGCAAAAGTAATTGTAAGCCAAAAGCACATTGATTTACTTAAAGAAATTGAGAAGAATCAAAATGATGTAGTTACAGCTGCAAATATGATTAATAACCTCAAGGATGCTAAGGTTTGCAATGTTCCAAAAACAATTAATGACAATGATCTTCTTGCTCTTAAAACAGCTGGATTATTGACAGGAAGTGGTAGAACTGTTGCACTTACTTCTAAAGGCAGAGTTGCTCTTAGAGATGCTTACTTGAAAGATCCAGTTAATGAGTTTAAGAAAGCTAGAAAGAAAGAAAAGTTTGATTTGACAGAAGCTAAAAATGTTAAAGTTGCTTCCAAAAAATCAACATTCAAGAAGATATGACTGACAGAAGATTTTAAAGGTGAGTTTGAATTAAGACTCTTTGCAGATAATGAAAAATTATTACAAAAGGGTCTAATGCATTCTAAACCTTTAGAAGATTTTGAAGTTGCTTATTTTATCTTTCCAACAAAAGGCAAGCATTCATTTTGGAATAAGAATGTTTCATATCCATTAACATTAGCATTTTTAAACTCAGATCATGAGATTGTTGACTTTAAAGATATGGAAGCAGAACAAACTAAAAGTGTTTCTCCAGACAGTAATTTTGTAAAATATGTAGTTGAAGCTAATAAAGATACATTTGAAAAACTGGGTATTGAAGTTGGAGATAAATTAGAATACAAGGATAACAAAATAGTTTTCCGTAAAAGTAATTAATAATGCCTAAAAAGCAGGGTTAAAAGTATTTTTTATAGAAGGTTTTTAATAAGTATCAATTGCTTACTTAATCACAATCTTTAAAAAGATTAAAAGGATTGAACTTGAGGAGAAATTAAACAATGGCAGATAGAATTTTCCCAAACAAGTATCAAGAATCTGGATTGGATTCTGAGCTTGTTTTTACGGGCATCAATTGGGATGCATTTGGTCAAAGACTTGCCGCTATGGAAGAAGGCGAGGATGAAGGCAAAAAGGAAGTCCCAGATGAGCTTATGAAAGCACTTCATGAGAAATATGAAGGCGCATTTGACAATATTGCTGAAGGATCTGACCAAGGTCATGACATGAAAAATGCTAAATGGGCTTCAGTTGAGGAAGATGACAAAGAATCTGACGAAGATGACGAAGATGAGTCTGAAGAAGATGAAGACGAAGAATCTGAAGAAGATGAAGATTCCGATGTTGACACTGATGAAGATGATGAAATGACAGAAGAATCTGAAATGAAGAAGAAAGCTTCAAAGATTGTTTTCACAAACCCTTCTCAACTTTCTGCAGAAGCAGTAGAAGCTGCTGTAGCAAATGGTGATGTAAGATTGGCAAAAACAATTCTTGCTGCAAGACATGAAAGAAGATTAAGATTAGCAAGTCAAATTGAAACTAACATCAAAACTGCACAAGCGCACGATCTTAAGCTTGCACAAAGAAGAGCTTACAGAGAGAATCTTGTAAAGACTGCTGCAAACACTCAAAAGAAGACTGTTAAGACAGCAAAGACAAATGATTCATTTGCAAAAGCATCACAACTCAACAATAACGCTAAGAAAGCATTTGCTGCTAAAGCAATTGCATCTGGCTTCCCAGTTGAATATGTAGAAGCTATGCTTAACACCACTGTTGCAGAAAAGCCAGCTGTTGTTGAAATTAAGCAAGTTATGGCTTCTAATTTGAATACAAATGTTAAGAAGACAGTTGTAGCAAATATGATTAAAGAATCTGAATTAGATTCAGCAAATATCAATAGATGCAAAGATTATTGGAAGAATGAGCTCGGTTACGGCGACCCAGAATGGGTAGACGAGTTATTTAAAAATAGTTAATTAAAATCCTCAAGTTCAAAATATCCCAGAGCGAAAGTTCTGGGATATAGACTTGGGAAAGAATAGGATGCAAAAATGAGCAAATTCAGAAAAGTTTCAGAAACAGAAAACATTCCATCATACATGGAAAAGAAATTCGTTGGCGCTAGTTATGAAGCTTTTGATGATCCATATGCTGAATTGAAGCAAAATTCTACAGAAAATAGAATCAAGATTTCTAAGCAAACAATTGGTAATCAAAAAACAGCAGAAAACTTCACAAAGTCATGGGAAAAGATTCAAGGCCCATCTGTATACGAAGAACCAAAATACAACTTCAACAATGAAGATCTTTTTGGCACTAATACTATCAGAAGAGCAGGATCTGATTATGATGAAGGCATGAACGCCAGAACCATTACATCAGGTTTGAAGGCTTACTCTGCAGATGAATATATGAATGCAATGCTCAGCAAAAGCGCTTCTATTTTTAACCCAGATATGATTGCCCTTTCCGAAGAGTTTTTAAATAGCCAAGAAAGCACAAGCCAACAAGCTATGGTTAATCATGCTCAAAGAAGAGAAGCACAAGCTACAAAGCATGCTTCATGGGAAGAAAGACAACTCAATCAAATTAGAAAATCTAGTGTCGTAACAAACAGAGCGCACTCTGTTTTAAGAACTGCTAACGAAGGCCAACATAGTTCACAATTTGGCATGGTTGACTCAGATGCACTAGATAATAGAGAAACACAAAGAGTTGCTATGCACGAGAAATCAAGAGAGCAAAGACTTGGATTAAAGAAGAGTCATACAGAAGATCTTGAAAATAGAGCAGTAAATAGAGCTCAAACAATTCATGACATTTACAATAATGTGAGTATCAATTTAGATATAGACAAAATTTAATATGGAAAGGAAATATTCTTTATCTGGTCTTGCTTCTAACCCTGCAATGGGAATTAGCAATCTTGATCTAAATGTAGTAGGAGCTGATGGTTCTCAAGGAAATCCAGAAAGTTCTGATGGCATTTCTATTAAAGATATGCTTGTAATTTTGGATAAGTTTGAAAATTCAAATAGCCAAAATATAAATGATATCAAAACTGATTTAGAAGAAATATTTCCTCAAATTACAAGAGAAGAATATCGAAAGATGGTTTCTCAGCTTATGAACTCAATTGATTATGCTAATGATCCAAAGAAGAGAACTAAGAATCCTTCAACTGGTAAATATGACCCAACCCCTCAGGAATTAGCCAGCAGAATGAAGCATAAGTTAAATCATATTAAAGATGTTAATTCACAGCAATCTGAAAAAGTAGGTAGCACAATTATGGCTTTCAATAGTAGACAAGCACAAGTAAAGAAAAAGAAAAAAACTAGAGGCAATCCTTTCCGTGTTTTAATGGGGAAAGTAGGAAAGCTTTTGGATCATGGACTTGAAAAGAAAGACATTGTTAGATATTTAAGTAAACAAAAATACTGGAATGGTGAAACAATTGAACGTGCTGTTGACATTGTAAGAGACTACAACAAGAAGATTAAAAATGACTCCAAGGATGAAAAGGATGAAAAACCAAAAAAAGCATCCCAGGAATCAAATGTCAAAGTTGCTTCTTACGATTATGATACTAAACCAGATTTTGGAAAGAGATCAACACCAGAATTAATTTCAAGAGCATATTATTTAGATGATTTATTAGCTTATAACAAAGACACTCCTCAAGGTGATTTTAAAGAAGCAGCTAGTAAAGAAGGTGCTAAAGAAGAGCTTGCTAAAGTTAAAACTGAACTTAAAAATAGAGGAATGGATCTTAAAAACTTAGATTTAGGGTAAGGAAAAATGGAAAAGAAAAATTACACAATAAAAATGAAACTTCAATCACATAACCCTAAGACAGTTGGAAAATTAATTGGCGGTACAGGGATTTTAGATATGCTCCAGAAAATTATGGGCAATCTTTCACCTATGCACTCTATGCCAGAAACACCATTCCATGATTTAGAAGATGGTGATATTGATGCTTCAGACCCAGTAGGCGCAAAACTTTTAAATATGGGTGGTCCAAAGCATGTTGTCAAAATCTTCAGAATGCAATCACCAGAAGATATGCATCACGCTATGAAGCATTTAGCAAACACCCTTTCTGAAAAAAGAAATGCTTATATTAGAAAAGAACTAAGACATTTATTTGCCTCCATTAACTGTGCATTAGGTAATGAAAACGATGCATTTACAATGGAAAGAATTGCAAGTAATTTACCAAAGAAATCCACTGGTTTATGGCAAGCAGAATCTATTGCAACAGTTGAAAAATTGATGAAAGTTGCAAATATTAAAGAATATGATGCTCTTGTCGAAATTGATAAAATGCTAAGCAATGGTAGTTATGCTCATATAGCTAACGCATCAAAAATTGCTAAAAATATGTATGATGCAATTTCAACTCCAAGAAATACCAGAGTTGCTTACACTACATTAGCAACTACAGACGGTGAACCAATTTTGATGTGTCCTAAAGGCAAAGTGGAGTTCGGCTCTGCTGTTCCTATGGAATCATCAAAGTGTAGATGGAATTGTATTGATTCAAGATTAGATGCTGACGGAAATGTTAGATGTAATTATGAAGCTTGGATGAAACAATCATTCCAATCCCATGATGTTGTAATGGGAAGATTAGACACAACTAGACATCCTGATAATGAAGCCAATTTATTAAATATCAAAGATGGCGAAAGAAAAACTCATGAAGATGAAGTTGGCTATGAAAAGATGTTTGAAGACAGTGATCTTAAAGCAACCAAACTCAGAAAAGAAAAACCTAATACAGATGACAGCATGGAAAAACAATTAGCTGATTTGCCTGCAGTTGGTTATGGTCACACTGTTGATGACAAGAAACTTAATAAAAGAACTGCTCAATCAGATCATTCTAAAACTATAGAAGATCAATTACCACGTAAGGGTGAGCAAAAGAAATCTTTATTTGATCTTCTTGTAGACAAATATAATACAAAAGTTAATTTAGATGAAAAGATTGAAGTTAATTTAGAAGACAATGCTGGACTTTACGACAGAAAAGGCGAAGAAGATAAATCCACCATTGAAAAAATTAATGAAATGAAAGAAAATCCTGTTAATGTATCTGAAGAAATTAACGAAGATGCTGGTGACGGTGACGAAAAAAGTTTATCAGATCATTTAAATAAAACAGCATCTAAGGATGAAAAGTCTTTTGATTCAATGCTAGAAGATAAAAGAACTAACAAAAAATTAGATAAAACAATTGAAGAAATGCTTGAAGATGATTCAGAGAATTGGGGACATCAATTTTCTGATGATGATTTGAAAGATTTTGCAAAACAATTAGGATTAGATTATATTTTAGAAGAATCAAGAGAAGAAGACTAATGTGGTACAGAATTAAAAAGGCACAGTTTGGAGGAGGGGTTGTAAAATCCACTCCTCTTTTGCCTGTTTCAAATCAACAAATTGAACAAGAACCTCAAGAAGAATTGAAAGATTCTCCTGAATTCAAGAATTATGATGAATTAAATGAAGATTTACTAACAATTCTTGAAGATATGGGACAAACTTTAGAAGAATATTATGAAATGTCTATGGAACAGCAAAAAGAACTTTGGGATCTTTTAATAAAAAGACCTCATCAAGTTGTTGACCAAGAAGCTTCAAAAAGAAATAGATTAAAATCACCTTATCATGATGCTTTTATCACTACTGAAGCTGCTTTAGAAGCTTCCAGAGATTCAGCTATCAATGTAGATCCAATCAATAAGCAATCTTCTGAAGCTGGAAATGGCATCTTACTTCAAACAGGTATTGGTTCACCATCGTTCTTTGCATCTTCCAAATCAAATCCTCTTTTTACTGGTGATTTGCCTTCAGCAAGAACACTTATATAATAATACAATCTCAATGTGGGTATAAATAAAATATGATTTCCAAGAATGCACCTACATTAGCAAACGTCTTAAAAACAGCAGCGCAAAATGTATCGGGAGAGAAAGTTTCATCAGCAGAATATTCGGGTCAATATGCTTATTCTAGAATTACAAGTGGATTGGGCCCTTCTGTAAACTCTAAAACTGCACAAATGTCCGGTGGTAATAATACAATGACCACCGCACCAAACTTCTATTCTCCTTTCTTAACACCTACATCTTTTCAAATCCCAAATGCTAGACGTGAAGTTTATCTCTGGGCAAACTGGTGGAGAAACAACGAGCCAAAAATTGCTGCAGCCATTAACTTCTATTCCAATTATCCATTCTCTGGTTGGAAATTGGAATGTTCTTCATCATATGTAAAAGATTATTTTGAAAAGTTAATTGAAAAAATTAACTTTCAAAAATGGCTTCCTGAAATCTCAAAGGTTTATCACTTACTTGGAGATGCATTTGTTCTTCTTTCATTAGATTGTGAACACTGCCATGGATCAAACTGGGACGAAGAAAAGAATGAGGCTTGTAAACATGATGGAGCAACATGGAAATCTGTATGTTTATTAAATCCTGATAGTGTTCTTAAGTCCCCAAGCATGATTGATCAGCCTGGAATGTACACTTACAGACCATCCCCTGAAGAAATCAAAATTGTAAATGAGAGACAACCAAGAGAATATTATGATGCTATTCCTGACAATGTAAAGAAACTTATATTGAAAGGCGATCCTATTCCACTTTCTCCTATTTCTATTCACCATTTCAAACATGGATCTAACCCTTGGGAAGATTATGGTACTCCACTTATCAGACCATTATTTCCAACATTAGCATATAAAGATAAATTAAGACAATCTCAATGGATTGTTGCAGAAAGACATATCCTTCCAGTTAAAGTTGTGAAGGTAGGAAATGATCAAAGGCCAGCGTCACAAGAAGACCTCGATTCGGTTCAAGATGAGTTGGCTGCAATTGCTAATGACCCTAACCTTACACTAGTCACTCACCATGCTTTTGACTTTGATTATGTTGGCGCCTCTGGAAAAGTACTTCAATTAACTAATGAATATGAATTAATTGATCAAGAAATCCTAGATGGTGTAATGCTCAACAAAGCTCTCCTCAATGGTGAAGGTCCAACATATGGTAATGCTCAAGTTGGTCTCCTTGCAATGGCTCAAAGATTAGAGACATTTAGAAGAGAAGTGGCAAGATGGGTTGAACAATGTGTATTCAAACCTGTTGCTGAATGGAATGGTTTTACAATTGAAGGCGAAAGAGGACAAGAAGAAATTATCTTTCCTACAATTAAGTTTGATGATCTTCAATTAAGAGATGACACCGGTAAATTGCAGATGCTTGTAACTGCTAACTCAAATGGTGTTATTTCAAACATGACTCTTATTGAGCAATTTGGACTAGACCCTGATCAAGAAATTGAAAGACTTAGATTTGAACAAGGGTCTAACTTTGTTCAAAACCCAGCATTTGGCAATTTGGATACTAATAATGGTTTCCAATCTGGTGATGTAACTGGACAAGGATTTGGTGCTGGTGGTGGGGATATGGGTATGGGTGCTCCTGGTATGGGAATGACACCTCCTCCTGGCGGTATGGGAGGCATGGGTGGTGGAATGCCAGGTATGCCTATGGCTAATAACTCCATACAAAATTATAGATTAGCTTCTTCTATTATGAACGAACTCTACTATGAAAACTTGGAAA